GTCAACCTAACCATACCCTGTGACTGTCCTGACATTATACTACTGTATCATCGGACTACAAAAAAAATTATCGGATCATACTTGACTATCATTGAATCATAGTGCATACTTAGATAGAATCACGTTCCTACACCTTGATAAGTGACCTAGCAACCCGCAACACAAAGGGGACAATAGTGAACACGCAAGATACAACAGAATGGCAGCGCGCCAATCCCTATGTACTCATCAATGTCGCGAGTATCGGCACACATTGCGGCCGATACACAACACTTGACGAAGCGCGGCGCGAAATTGCGCAACGTGGCGCAGAGTATATCGGGGTGTCCGGTACGCAAGTTTACTTCCGGGCACCTGTCAGATGCTAACACAGGCAACCCGCAACCCTGACCTAGGAGGAACAATGAACCACGTAACCCGGATAGTGATCGAGAACCGCGAGCACCAAGAAGGCGCCTACCGCCTTCCCCGCCCAGCAACCATCGGCGAATTGTGGAACGCGCTTACGAAAGCCGGTCATCGACCGGCCATGATTACCGCAAGCGGTCAGACTGCCCGTATCGTGTACCTTTGACCCGCAACTCGCAACACAAGAGGACACGCAATGCAGATCGGCGACAACGTAGCTTGGACAATGCAGGACGGCCACACAATGGCAGGGCAGCTAGAGCGTATAACAGGGAAGTGGTCATGGGTGCGCCGAGTCGATGGGACTATCTGCGCCCCACGCGCTTGCCAACTTCGGCCCGCAACTTATGAGGATACGGAAAGCGCTATCCGTTTCTTCGCGAACATCGGCAAGTGACCTAGCAACCCGCAACACCCCTAACATAAGGCACACACAATGCAGCGCGTAACCGATTACGAATTGATTGACCACGGTATCGAGCATCCCCAGTACTTTCAAGGGTGTGGTACGGCTTACACGTCATACCGCCATGTCGTGACCGGGATTGGCGACAATCCCGCGGAAGCAATCGACGATTGCCTAGATCAGATTGCAATGGATTGTGTTGATGCTGAAGTTTTGGAGAAGCGCATTTTGGCTGATGAGGGTTGGGAAGCTTTCCCGACAACTCCAAGTGTCTACGCGCTCTGCCCGCAACCGGAATCGGACTCTGACCGCGAATTGTATTACCACGTTTCAATTCGATACAACACCGTCGATTAACCCCACCCCGGGCACGATTGCCCACCCTTGCCCACTTCCCTAGCGAGTGGTCAAGAGTGGTTTACCCTACCCAGCCCGCAACGCCGAAAGGTAAGCTAATGCGAACACTGGCAACACTGAATATCGTCGAAAACGACGATTACCAAACCGCGCTGTCGCGCGACTGGGAAGGGGCGCAGCAAGCGCTAGCGCTTTACGGGGTTGTGCTAACAACCCCGTGGGGTACGGAAACCTATCACGTTATTGCAGAATCCGAAGAAGGGGCAACCGATCAAGCGCGCTGCGCCGCGCAATTGGAAAGCTACCGGGTTACTCCCGAAACCGAAGCGCTGATTAGCGCGACCGCGCGGCGCTTGCCCCTCATTATTCGCGGTTGGAGTCGCAACCGATTCTAACCCGCAACGCAATAACCACCAATCCCCACCCCCACCCCCTAGAACGGAGCATTGCCCATCGCAACACCCCCCGGGCATGGATAGCCCGCTAGGCTTCACTTTCGCGAGTGGCGCCTAGCGGCCTATCCACTAACTCTGTAACCCCTTGGAGCAACACCCTATGACGAAAAAACATTTCCGCGCTTTTGCCGATGCAATCGCAAACATCGACGATCGCACAGAACGTGAGCGAGTTGCGAGCCTCGTTGCTAACGTGTGCCGGCAATTCAACTCCCGATTTGACCGCGAGCGCTTTCTTCGTGCTTGCGGAGTGCGCGACTAGCAATGCCAAAAGGCAGGCAATCCCCTAGCAACATTGAAAGGTAAGTCCATGCTCTGCGAATCTTGTGACGCGCTGGTTATCAATGGCGTGGTGTGCCACGAATTAGGTTGCCCTACCAAGTGGCGCACTGAGGGCCGTCAGTGCCGATGGTGTGGCGCGTTATTCACCCCAGAATCACCCTGGCAAAAGTGTTGCTCGGACGATTGCCAGCAAGCCTATCGAGCATAACAGCGCCGAAAGGCAAGTGCCCCACAACCTGGAACGCAATACCACGGAGCACACCCTATGCAAATCAAGCAACTCCCCGGCGACGTGCTAAACGTGCGGCTATCTGCCGAAGACACCCACGCTTGGGCCACCCGGCCCGGCGCCGCTTGGCCGTGTTCGGAATTACGGGGCCGGCGCATGTTCGCGCAATTCGACGGCAATGGCGACTTGATTGACCTGTGCATCGACGGAGGGCGCTGGGATCAAGAGTGCTGCTCTAATGAGTTTAGCGCTTGCCTTACCGATCATATCGCAAGCCGATTCCCCGATCACCCCGCGTTACGGGGCGAACCGCAACCGATCTAGCACCCGCGCCGGGCATGGATTGCCCACCCGGCGCCCGTTCCGCAACGGGCGCCGGGTGGCTTATCCCGCAACCCCTAGTAACGCCAAAAGGTAAGTAACGCCCCTTGGAGTAACACCCTATGACGTACCAGCAAGTGAAAGCGCTTAACGCCGTGGCGCGTAAGCTAGACGACTTTACCCGCGCGTACTTGGAGTGTGCGTTGTGGGCGGAAACAGACAACTCCACCCCGCAAGGGGGCGAACCCCTTGACCGCAATTTCGACTTGACAGACTTCGCCCCGGAAGCGCTGGAAAAGGCAATCGACGATTGCCGGCGCTTCCAAGAGGACAATGGGGAAGCGCTTGGCGAAGCGGATTATTCGCACCCGCATTATACCGATATGGCAATGGCCGGACATGGCTTTTGGCTTACGCGCAACGGGCACGGCGCCGGCTTTTGGGACCGCGAGCTAGGCGACGTGGGCGACCGATTGACCGAAGCTGCTAAGCACTTCGGAGAGTGCTACGTGTACGTGGGCGACGACGGCCAATTGTACTTGGAATAGCAACGCCCCGGGCAGGGATAGCCCGCCCGGCGCCTCTTGTCGCGAGTGGCGCCCGACGGCCTATCCCGCAACCCCTAGTAACGCCAAAAGGTAAGTAACCCGTACTGTCTAAGAACCACCACCTCGGAGCAATCACCATGCAAAGTACAGTCAGACATGACGACACGATGATTGTCGTCGAAACACACCCCGCCGTCGTCAATTTCGACGACATACTTGCCGCCACAACGGTTGTGCCCGATGACCACGGCGAGCCACCGTGGGAATCGTGCGACGGATTCGAGCACGAGACAATCGAAGAGCACCGCTATCGGCCTGATACTTGCCCCGACACCCGCAAGATGCAAGGTTGCGTATGGTGCGATTGGGACCGCGAGCGCATCATTATCACGCTCCCCACCGACGAGGATTACGGCATTTACCAGTACCTACGCAACAGCGGTGCCACAAAGCAAGTGGCAATGGAAGCCGTCGCGGCAGAACGCCGCCGCACTTTGCGAACCCTATGCAACTGGTATGAGAACGGCTGGGAATGGTACGGCGTGCGGTGCAACTTCGCTATCGGTGGCGAAGAATACAGCGCCTCAGTATGGGGAATCGACGACTCCGAATACGCCGAGAAGTACGTTCGCGAAGAAATGGCACGCGACGTGACGGCACAACTTGAAGCCGCCGGCTACACAGTGACCGGCAAGCCGGAGGATACCGAACCCGGTGTATCCGCGCAGCACTTCGGAACCGTGGTATCTAGCGAAGGGGTGCGCGAAACGTGGTATCGGCGAATCTTGACCCGCGACCAGTGGCGCGACGAGTGGCGCCGGAACATGGCAAGCCAGAACTGGCGCGTGTAAACGCGCCGGGCAATGGACGGCCCGCCCGGCTTCTGTCGCAAGACGGTCGCCCGGCGGCTTGTCCACCCTAGCACCTTGGAGTTAGCAACATGACGAAACGTGAGCAAGAGCGCCGCGAACGGCTTATGCCGAACGGCGTGCCCCACTGGATTCGCTGTTACGACAATGGCGGGGAAACTATTGACCGCTACACCGTGGTCTACACCGGTAACTACCGCCACAAAACCGGCGGAGAGTTTGCGTATCTGGCAATGAACGCTGCGCCGTTCCATCCGCAGGGCTTTGGGCAGCACGGCTCAAGCCGAGAGCAAGTTGATTCGCCGAAGGGCAAGTGGCCCCCGGCCTACGGCCGCAAGTGTCACTTAGGTATGCGGATTCCGTTCGGCGACCTGCCGCCGGGTTGCCAGCGACTTGTCTTGGATAATTACCGCGAGTTGTGGGACTTAAACAGGGAGTAAATCGTGAAGCGCGTAACTATTTCGCTTAAAACTACGTGCGGGCGCAAGTACACCATGCCCGCGTATCTGGTCACGCCCGGGCTCGCTATACACAACATGCTGGACCCGCGCACCGGCAAACCGAACAAACGCGAATGGGGACTGACTCATATTGGCAGCGGCCTAAGCGTGCTCCCGCCGGGTATTGCGTCCTGCCCGTCGCTGAATCAGGCCGAACGGCTTGCACAGCTAATGGCGCGCGAACTGAATTGGGAAGCCGAAGCTACCGATGCGTTATTTATCGGCACACCCTATGAGTGTCATCGCGCAGCATGGAGGGAGCGCTTAGTCAGTATCAGGGAAGCGTATGAGGCCGGCCTACCTAAAGGCCAATCACCAACCCCAGAGGAGGCAACTATGCCACCGAAGAAACCCCAGACCGCAGAGACGGAACGCGAGTTGACGGTAGAAGAGCGGGCCGTCGCGGACGCGGAGGCGGCCGTCCAAGCTGCTAAGGACAAGCTCAAGGCCGCCCGCCGCGCCGCAAAGCAAGCGACCCGCCGGCCGGTGTATGAGCTTGCCGGGCAAGCACTCGCCGAAATGACCACCGGCGACCCGGAAAAGCGGCTTGCGGAACTGACCGGCCGCGAGTCCAAGACCTACGCCAAGGTCATTCGGGACGCCAGTGCCGCAATCCGTGGCTATCTGACGACGAAAGGGTAACACCCGCCGGCCAAGGACGGCCCGGCCCGGCCCCGTCGCGCACGGGGTCGCGCCGGATCGTCCAGTAACGCCGAAAGGCAAGCACTCTAGCAACGTGAGGTAAGCGTGACCGTTAAGGAATTATGGAGACTACTGGGTTGCCTCCCTGCCAACGCGCCGGTAGTGGTAATTCTCGATGACCCCGGTACAGATGGTGACAACGCCGGAGCGCCAGTGCTGCGCGTTGAACGCGACTCCTGCGACCCAAGCGACCCAGGCGACCTCGGGATTGTCTATCTTGTGATTCGCGAACTGGAGTAATCGCCGTGGACCTAGAGCAACGCAACGGCGCATGGTGGATTACCGGCGTGCCAGACACCGTAATGGAGTACGGACCCTATGACACGAAGGCCGAGGCCGCCGGTGACATGCGCGGCTTGGCTAATTTCTTTCGCCGGCTTGCTAAAGGCAAACTATGGATGACGTGCGAGAATGAAGGTCAGCCTTTCACCCCGGAGTAACACCAGTGACGTACCAACAGGCTCTTGATCGTGCGCGCCAGGTTGGCGCAGCAAACGCGAAAGGTAAGCCGTGGCTTGCCATGACAATCTACACCCTCTGCGCAGTCCATGCCGTCAATCCAGAACTTGCCTATCGTGGCGCTGTCAAGCTCGGCTTGTCCGCTAAGCAAGTGCGCCAACTTGGCCCGGTAGAGTTTGGCGACCTTATGTTTGTGGAATAACCCCAGGAGTAGCACCAGTGAACAGAGAAGCATGGTTGACAGAATGTATGCGGCACCTGTGCCACAATTTCGCAATGCTAGGAAGGTCAGTACCAGAAAGGGTGCGCGTATCGTGCTCATGGCCGTCTAAAGGAGCCTTAGCAACCAAGAAGAGGCGCATTGGCGAAGCGTGGTCAAGTAAGTGCAGCGCAGACGATACTTTCGAGATTTTCATTTCGCCCGCGCTACGCGACCCTATCGAAGTTGCTGCAACACTCGTGCATGAGCTTGTGCATTGTGTCGTGGGCTTGGAGTGCAAGCACCGCGGAGCCTTTCGGGCACTGGCTTTGGATATTGGCCCAGAAGGCAAGATGACGGCAACTAATGCCGGCGAAGAGTTGACGGAACGGCTGCAACAAATAGCCAGCGCCCTCGGCCCCTACCCTCATGCTGAACTCACTGGCAGCAACGCACCGAAGAAACAGGGCACTCGTATGTTAAAGGTCGAGTGCCAGGACTGCGGGTGTATCGTGCGCATGACAAGGAAGTGGCTAGAGGACGTGGGGCCGCCCACCTGTGCTTGCGGTGGCGAAATGGCCTGCGCTGACGCTAAGTAATCAGTGTCATTCTCCCCTCTTTCCCGTCTCTTCTCCCATTGCGTGCTGATGCTATTTGCGCTGACAGACCAGGAGCTAGTCGTCGCCATCCAAAAGGCGGTACGCCGCGAAGATGGGCTCCTAGAACTTGACTTGCCTGCGGGGTGTCTGTGTGAGGCTCGGCAACGCCGAAAGGCAAGCGTGCGGTTTTGCGATGATACCGCCACGGTGCATTGCCAAGATCGCAGCGCACGCCTCTCGCCCACTCAGTACCGACTACTCCAGTACGTTTACACGCATGGGCGCGTGAGCTACGAGGCATTGCAGGATCAGGTCTGGGGCGAGCGTACTAGCGATGACGCCATTCGGCGCGCATGTTCCAAAGCGAACATGCGCCTCTTAGAGTGTGGCCTGCCATGCGAGCTAGTGTCACACAGAAGCCGAGTTTCTTTTGAGTGGGATGACTAAATGGGCCAATTTCGGCCCGCTCCGGGCCGCATACTCAATTACACTAGGGGTATACAGTCGAGGCAAGCAATGCAGTTACTCACCATCCCCGAAGCAGCCGAGCGATTGGCAGTCAAGCCTCGGGCCATACAGCGGCTCATTCAGTATGGCGTACTGCCATACGTGGACATGACGCTGACCCAACCGGCCACTAGACCTCGGCGGCGCATCCGCGAGAGTGACTTGGTTGCACTCATTGAATCTCGAACGAAGACAGTTGTTCACCATCTTCCCGGCCGCGAGAGAATGGCGCGCCGAAAGGCACATCTTAAATGGAGCAAGCGCAATGAATCGTAAGGTATTTATGGAAACCGCAGCAGGCGAAGAGGCCGCAATCGGGACTGTCGGCGAGCTACTTTCGCCGATGTGGGTAGACGGCATGATGAACGAAGCTCGGTATGACGCCGCGAACTTTCTCGCAGACATTATTGAGGAACTCGCGTTCGGCAATTACTACGAGGATGACGACAACGAAGTCAAGCTGACCATCAGACTTGTGCCGTAGCCGGCGCGTTTACACACCTCAACAGGAGATCAGCTATGGCCTTTGATCTATCTGCCATTCAGCCAAGCAACCAGCTTCGCCCACCACGTATCGTGCTTCTCGGTGTCGAGAAAATCGGCAAAACCACCTTCGCCGCCTGCTCCGATGCGCCGATTATACTGCCCATCAAGGGCGAAGAGGGTTGCGACGACCCCGGTATCCAGGCCCGAGCCACCGTCGCCCCGGTGTGCAACACACTAGAGGACGTGACTGGCTGGCTCTACGCCTTGTATTCGCAGCAGCACGAGCACCGCACGGTGGTTCTCGATTCCGCCTCGGCCCTGGAGCCGGTCATTTGGCAGCATGTATGCCAGGCAGCCAAGGTCGATAGCATCGAGAAGGTCGGCGGCGGGTACGCTAAGGGGTATACGGAATCCGCAAATGTCTGGCGCACAATCACGCAAGCGCTCGATGCGCTGCGCAACGATCGCGGAATGGCTTCTATCCTAATCGGACATGTAAAAGTCAAGCGCCACGACGACCCGATTGACGGGAGCTACGACACTTACCAGTTTGACGTTCACGACAAGGTATCAGCACTGCTATTCCGCTGGGCTGACGTGATCTGGTTTGCAAAATCAAAGGCCGTTGTACGCAAAGAGGACGCCGGCTTTGGCAAGGAATCCAAGCGCGCTGTTGACGTGGCGGCTGGCGAGCGATTCCTTTACACACAGAAGCGAGCGTCGCATCCCGGCGGGGGTCGCGGAGTCTATGGCCGCTTGCCCTACGAGCTTCCGTTGTCGTGGGAAGCCGCAATGGATGCCGTCGCGGCGGCCTCTGTTTAGTCATGGCCCTGGAAGGCAATTTTCTTGCTGCAATGCAAGATCACGCTGCCTGGATAGAAAAACGGGGTTCGATTCCCCGCCAGGGCCCTTATGAACGGATACCGCCGACCGTAACTTCGCAACTTCACCCAGGAGAACGAAACATGAATGATCTCGCTAGTCTCTTCGGTCAAGGCTTTGATACCCACAGTGTTGAGCCGCAATCGGACTTCGACGTACTGCCTCCGGGCAAATACCCTGTGTTGATCGAGAAAGCCGAAGTCAAGCAGACCAAGGCCGGGACCGGCCACTACCTGGAAACACAAATGGTGGTCCTGGACGGCCCTGCCAAGAATCGCAAGCTCTGGGATCGAATCAACATCCAGAATCCGAGTACGCAATGCGTGGAAATCGGGCTACGACAACTTGCGGCGCTCGGGCAGGCTGTCGGCCTGGCGGCAATTGCCGATAGTAGTCAGCTTCTCAACAAGGCTTGCGTGGCCTCGGTTAAGGTCAAGGACGACCAGAACGAGATACGCACGTACACGCCTTTTGAGGATGCGCCGTCGGTTCAGCAGTCATTTCAACCGCCGTATGCCACTGCGCAAGCGCCGTCAGTTCAGCCTCCAGTCGCGCAACCGCCGCAGCAAGCCGCGCCACAGTATCCCATGCAACAAGCCATGCCCGCGCAGCAGGCGCCGCCGGCCGGCGCATCGAAGCCTCCCTGGGCGCGCTAGGGTAGGGGTGGGGTTGTCCGAAGCGGCGGCGCGGGCTTTCTAATGGGGGTGCCCGCGCCGCCGCTGGGGTTCTTTACACGAGAGGATGTTATGTCCCAATTCGTTTTGACCGATCTCGCGCTGCGCCGGCTAGATAGCCTCGCGGGCGACTTGCTAGACGCCAAAGCCGAGGAGGATATTGCGCGCAAGCGCCGTATTGCAATAGAGGAACAGATTGCTGATCTCGTTCCAACCGAAGAGCGGGGGCAACAAACAGTTTCTCTCTCGGGTGGCTATAAACTCACCGTTAAGCGCGACCTGTCTTACAAGGCCGACGTGGAGGCTATTTGCGCATGTGCGGCCAAGTGCTGCGAATACCCACCGCCAATCAAGTCGAAGACTACGCATGAGCTAGACGTTGCAGGGTACGAATGGTATCGAGAGCGGTATCCCGACGTATTCTCGTTGCTCGCTCAGCACGTCGAAGTCAAACCGAAAAAAGTTGCGATCACTGTGAAAGTGCCCAAGTGAGAGCGAATCGCATTATACTCAAGCCCAAGAATTATTCGTGCCCCAATAAGGCTGCGCATCTCGCAAACCAGCGCGAAATTGAACGGCGCCGCGCTGAGGCTCTCAAGAAAGCCGAGGGGGCCATTCGTCGGCGCATCAAGAAGCGGGCACTCATCGAGGACTGGCGTTTGCGCACGACTTACGGATTAAGCGCGACGGAACGCGATGCTTTGCAACAAGCGCAGCATGGACGCTGCGCTTGTTGCGGGCGGGAGGCCAAGCCGCGCGACGAGCGTTACGGCGAACCCGCTAAGCTACGAGCTTCACGATTCATGGGTCAACTCGGTGGCTTGGCTTGTCACTCGTGCATCTGTAAGGCGAGCCTGCAATCCCGACGCAGCAATGCCACGCCACAGACACTTCGCAAGCAGCGTGACCGGAAGTTGCGCGCGCAAGCTGGTATTACCTTAGACGCCTATAACCTGATGCTTCAGCGCCAGCAAGGCCGCTGCTACATCTGCGGCCGACAGCGATCTAAACTCTGCGCGTCGGCGCTCTACACCAATCCCTCCACTGGCCTTGTGTGTCGGTCGTGTATCAGACTCAGGCCAGGCATGAAAATCCGCAAAGAGTCGGCCCAATGAGCGACATAGCACAGCATTTGCCGACGCAATCCAAGACCGTTGCCGCGATTTTCGATTACCACAAGAAGCGCGGCGACGCCGAGCCTGCCCGGGGCTACTTAGGTGCCTCAATCATAGGCCACTCGTGCGAGCGTTACCTCTGGTACACCTTTCGGCAATGCGTGAAGCGCAACTTCTCCGGTCGCATGTACCGTCTCTTTGAGACGGGTGACTTGGAGGAAGCTCGCTTTGTCAAAGAGCTTCGCGCGATAGGCTGTACCGTCCACGAAGTAGACCCCGGCACCGACGAGCAATTCGAGGTTACGGCGCTTGGCGGCCATTTCTCGGGCCACATGGACGGCTGCGCGATTGGTGTTCCCGAGGCCCCGAAGACCTGGCATGTCCTTGAGTTCAAGACCCACAACTCCAAGTCGTTTGGGGAGCTAACCAAGGAAGGTATGCAGAGATCGAAGCCGCAGCATTGGGCCCAGGCACAAGTCTACATGTTACTGACAGGCTTGACTAGATGCGTGTACTTGGCCCGCAACAAAGACAACGACGACCTGTATTCAGAGCGCGTGCGATATGACAAAGAAGCCGCCGAGGCGCTAATGCAACGCGCCGAACGAATAATTAACGCGACGGAGCCACCTGAAAGAATCGCCAATCGCCCCAACTACTATGAGTGCCGATGGTGCGATGCGCACGATACTTGTTGGGGCGTCGAAGGCCAGGCCGTACCGCTCCCGATGATCTCTTGCCGCCAGTGCTGTCACGCAACGCCGAAGATGGACGGCCAGGCCCGGTGGGTGTGCGAGAAGCACAGGAGAAGCCTCGCGCCTACCGACCAGGAGCGAGCGTGTGGCGACCACCTTCTCTTACCGGGGCTCGTAACGTTCGCCGAGCCCGTGGATTATAGCCGGCCAGGCGGCGGAGGGGAGTTCATTGAGTTTCAGGAAGAGGATGGCTATCGGTGGAAGCACGGCCAACAGGAGGGCGCATATTCCACCGAGGAGCTTATGAAACTCGCGCGCTCCGACCTTCGTAACCAGATGATTACTGGCGCTAAAGACTTGTTTGGCGCAACAGCCGTGAGTGTATCGACGGACTTGCAGGCCCGCTATCCGCGCGAAGACTCGCGGATCGTGTGGGAGGGTCGCGTCACTGCGCTTTGCGATGCGTGGCAAGACGCATACCACGAGAGGCTTGACGAGTTGACGCCAATTGCCACAACGCAAGCACCCGACTGCCGCGGCGCCGAGTACGACGGCGGGCGCGTCGCGCTGGTGTTTCCGCCGACTGGCAAAGCAGAGATACGGGAGGGGAAGGAATGACTGTCAATAAGAAGCGTAGGATGCTAATTGCGTTCAATGTCCTGGTCGCCCTGAGCGAATACCCCTCTGCCGCCAAGGTTAGTCGGGGGATGGGTAGAAAAACAAAGACTCTCAATGGTCCAGAGGCAAGATTTCGCCGTGAACTCATGGCGAGTCGCGGTATTCGTATTAAGAGGAATGGCGGAACTATGCCCGTAGGGAATCGTAGTCGTGCCGATTGGTGGAACGAATGACTTTCACACTTCGCCAATACCAGCAGGAGACTATCGACGCGCTCCACGCGCATGTATGCGAAAAGCGCACCAATCCCTGTGTCGTCTTGCCGACGGGCGCCGGGAAGTCGGTGGTTATGGCTGCGCAGATTCGTCAATGGGCCGAGCAATCGCCGTGGGTGCGCGGGTGTATCCTAGCGCATAGAAAGGAACTCGTGCAACAAAATGCCGAGAAGCTACAACGTGCATATCCAGAGGGGCATATTGGCATTTTCTCCGCCGGCTTGAAGCAGAAGGACTATGATGCGCAGATTCTATTTGCGTCGATTGACTCTATCTTCAAGCGTTCTGGGGAGTTTCAGCCCTTCGATTTCATTTTCGTGGACGAGGCGCATAGGATTCCGCCCGCTGGTGAAGGCAAATACCGCACTTTCATTCATGGTTGTCAGCGGTTCAATCAAGACCTTCGCGTAGTCGGCTGGACGGCCACCCCGTTTCGCATGGGCTGCGGTGACATCTGCCACCGTGACCATATCCTCAACGAAATAGTTTACGAAGCTAAGGTCACGGACCTGATTGAGCAAGGCTACTTGTGTAACCTGCGCTCGAAAGTGGGCGTGACACAACCGACATTGCAGGGCGTTCGGCGCAACTCGGGCGGTGATTACATTATTAAGTCTTTAGCGAAGGCCACGAACCGGGATGAGGTTGTATCGGCGGCTGTTGCCGAAGCCGTGCGGATCATTTGTGCCGAAAATCGCCGCGCTGTCGTGTTTTTCACAGTCGATATTGAGCACTGCAAGCGCGTGTCGCAAGAACTTTCCCGGCACGGCATTCACGCCCCGTATCTCACGGGCAAGACCAGACAATGCGAACGTGACCGGCTGATTCGTGACTTCAAGGCCGGTAGAGTACGGGCAGTTTGCAATGTCAATGTGCTAACCGAGGGATTCGATTCGCCGCATATCGACTGCATCGTTCTATTGCGCCCGACGCTCTCGGCTGGCCTATTCTCTCAGATGGTCGGTCGCGGCTTGCGGCTTTGTGACGGAAAGCACTTCTGTCTTGTGCTCGATTTCGCAGGCTGTATCGAGGAGCATGGCCCAATTGACCTACTCGGCGGCTATCACGTTGCAATGGCGACCTGCCAGCGCTGCCGAGAGTCGTTCAGCCGCGCTGTGCGCGTGTGCCCGCAATGCGGCTGGGAGATTCCTAAGCAAGAAATGAAGCGGCTCGATCAAGTCGAGCACGAGCGCAGGATGCACCGCGACAAGGCATCTGATCGCTCGATTCTATCCAGCGAGCCCGAGACCTATAAGGTCGATACTATCTACGTGTCTCGGCACGTCAAGCCCGAGAAGCCAGACTCGCTCAAAGTGCAATACCGCTGTGGACTGTCGATGTTTCGAGAGTGGGTATGCCTTGACCACGACGGCCCAGCCGGACTCAAGGCACAGCAATGGTGGAAGCGGCGATTTGGCGGCAAGGGGAAGGTAAGTGTGAATCACGCGCTTGAAGACCTGTTCTTATCACAAGCGCTCCTGGAGTGGACTAAGACAATTACTGTGCGCCGCAACGGAAAGTACTACGAGGTAGTGGACTGGAATCAAGAACTCGCAACTGGTGATACGTAATGCAAGCGAAGGCTATTAGTGATTACCATGTGTGCTGGGCGGTGAGACAAGCCCGTACATACGCCGATTGCCGCTGGCCCTACGAAATCCTGGCAGACCATACAGGCGCGTGCGAAAAGGTTTGCTACCGCGCGATGGAACGCGCAGCTAAGCGAGGGCTGATCGAATACGGCGTGTCTTTGCGCAGTGGTTGGCTAACTGCCAAGGGCCATCACTTACTTGCCGAAGGGAAGCCTTGGTAACTACCCCCTTCCTCGGACCCGCGCTACATTACGCCTCACTTGGCTGGGCGGTCTTTCCGCTTGCGCCAGGCGAGAAGCGCCCCATTACTGCGCATGGCGTAAAGGACGCTACCACCGACGAGGCGCAGATTCGTGAATGGTGGTCGAAGTGGCCGAGTGCCAACATCGCCGTCGCGTGTGGTGAGATTAGCAGTGTGTATGTCGTCGATGTAGATACAGATAGCGGTAGGGGTATCGACGGTCACGAGTCGCTCAAAGAGTTTCCGTCGTTACCAGAGACAGTACGCCAAGACACGCCACGTGGGGGATTCCATGCGTTCTTTCAGGCGAGCAATCCGCCCGCTAACCGCAACAGCTTTCGGCCTGGCATCGACATTCGCGGCAACGGTTACTATGTAGTGGTTGCGCCGTCTATTCATCCGAATGGCGGTCAATACAAGTGGTCTCCTGGCTGCGCTCCCTGGCAACGAACGCCTGCGGACTATCCTGATTTCCTCCGGCCCGCCACACGCGCTCCCTGGTCGCAGGAGACGCAAGTTCGAGTACCGATGCGTACCAGTGTATTGCCAGATACCGCTGTTGTCGAGCGGGCCAGGGGCTACCTCGCAGCATGTGATGCGGCGGTGCAGGGACAAGCAGGCCACGACAAGCTCCTCTGGGCTGCGCAATGTCTAGTTGGTGGCTTTGCGCTTTCTGACACGGTGGCCTTTGAGCTATTAGCCAGCGAATATAATCCGCGATGCGTTCCGCCGTGGGACTTAACGAATCAGCGCGACTACAAAGACTTCATGCGCAAGATTACCGAAGCGCGCAAGAACCCGCCAAGGGGGAAGCCGCACGGATGGCTACTGGAAGACGCGGGATACAGCACCCCAGTAATCTTGCCGAGCCCAGGAGATATTGCGGCACTCATTGCCGAGGCGCAACGAGAGCACGCGGACAAGAAATCCGCGCTTTACCGTGAGGAACTTGCCTTCCTGTGTTCGCCCACTGGATTACTTGGCCGTATTTGCTCCTGGATCAATGCCACTGCCATTAAGCCGCAGCCACTCCTGGCGCTTGGATGCTCACTAGCGGCACTTGGCGCTCTATTCGGCCGGAAGATTCGTGACGAGCTTGGAAACTACACCAATCTCTACTGTGTTGGCATTGCACCATCAAGTGCCGGCAAAGCGCACGCCATGAATCAAATACGCCGGTTGTTCACTGAGGCTGGAGCGGCTGAGCTATTAGGTGGCGATACCGTTACGTCTGACGCCGCCATAGAAGAGAGGCTTGCTGCGCAACCGGCAACACTGTTCCTGTGGGATGAAATTGGGCACTTACTGTCATTCATGCGCTCTGGCGGCAGTTCACATCATGCGCAAGTGGTGTCGATGCTAATGAAGCTCTACTCGGCTGCCGGGAGTGTCTATCTCGGCCGTGAGTATGCCCTGAGTGATAAGCAGCGAACCATCATACAGCCTTGCCTTTGCCTGTACGGTGCCTCAACTCCCGAGCGTTTCACCGAGGGCCTGACACCGCAGAACTTACAAGATGGGTGGATTAGTCGCGTCCTGACATTCTATTCCCACGACATGCCCAGTAAGGCACGCGGCTTGAAGCTAGGAGGGATACCAGATGATCTCATCCAGGACGTACAGGCATGGGCTACGCGCCAAGTGCCGCTGGATTTTAGTGGCGGCGATGTTAAGACGCTTGCTACGCCGAGTCACACACCGGCCATTGGGCAGCAGATCGTAATTCCCACGCAGGTTGAGGCTGAGCGTGAGTTTGTGGCGTTCGATGCCTATGCAGAGCACCAAGCCAGGCACAATAGCGACAGTGGGAGTATTTGGCTCAAGGCCGAGGAAAATGCGCGTCGGGTTGCTCTCATTGTCGCCGCTGGACAAGCCTTTGAGCAACCCGTGATTTCGCAGCAGGATGCACAATATGCCTGCCGGTTAATGAAGTTCCTCCTAGCTGATTTTGTAATGACAGTCGAGCCGGAAATCACAGCTTCAATCACGGAAGCGGCTAAGCGTAAACTCGTTGCCATCGTTCGGCAATTTGGTAAGGCTGGTTGCGTCAAGCGAGACATTACCAGGAAAAGTCAATTCCTGAATCAGCGCCTCCGTGACCAGATGGTAGCCGATCTCCTAGAAGCCGGTGAACTAATTTGCATACCATCCGGCCACACGGCGAAGTTCTGGGTACCGCAATATGCTCCACAGAACCATGCAATCGGAAATACTGGTGATTGTCCTTCCGCCACCCCCAAGGGTGCTTTCGCCCAACAGTATGATCGCATCGCTGGGCGGTCGCTTCAAGAAAGCAGCAGCCGCCAAGAAGTACCGACGGTTAGCCAAGGAAGCAATCCTAGCAGAGCAGATTGAGAGTGCGCCGTGGGAGAGGGCGACCGTCCAAGCTGCCTTCTATCGCAAGACCAAGCGACGCCGCGATCCCGACAACGATAACGCATCGCTCAAGTCTGCTTACGACGGCATTGTTGATGCGGGTTTAATTCCCGACGATGACTACGATCACCTTCAACGTCTCCCCCCATCAACGGGAATTGATCGAGAGTATCCGCGGGTCGTACTGACGATTACGAGAGTGGTCCAATGATTTCGTATGCCATCGAAGAAAAGGTGCGAGAGGCTATTCGTGCTGGGCAGACCGACCGCGCCATCGCTCAGGAGTGCGGCGTATCGCCAGACACGGTACAGCGCATCAAGCGCATGTTACGGCGAGTTGAAGCACTTGATCCAAAGGTCGTGGCGGAAATCAAGTACCTCCTCACATGCAAACTGCCGATCCCGGCCATCGAAGTACGAATGGCCGTGAGTCAACGCGATATTAAGGCCATAAGCCGGTTTGCGTATCTCTACAGGAATGACCGCGGAACGCCGAGGGGGCAGCCTGACCCTGGCGCGTCTATCGACCAAGATCAGGCCCGCTGCCGCGACATTCCTGCGGTGCCATCGCGCGTTGGACGCGATGAAGCATTGGCTATGTACCGCATGATCCGTGAAATCGTCGAAATGACTAACCTGCGCGTCGTTGAGGGTCCGCTGTTTCATAGTTTAGCGCATCGTGCCCGGAAGTTACTGAGAGAAATGAACCCCAAGAGGCCATCATGTCACGAGTCCTAGCCATTGGAGACATTCACGCCCCCGCAACGCATCCAGGCTACTTGCAGTTCTGCAAGGACTTGCGCGCGGAGTGGAAGTGCAATCAGATAATCTTCATGGGTGACGTGATTGACTTTCAAGCAATCTCATTCCACGCCAACAATCCGAATTGCCCCGGCGCAGATGATGAGTACATACTAGCTCGGCAGCAGATCAAGCTCTGGTATCGTGCGTTCCCAAAAGCCAAGGTGTGCATCGGCAACCACGATGAGCGCGTGATTAGGCTCGCTGAATCCGTCAACATCCCCTCGCGATTCATTCGAGACTATCGCGAGACGTGGAGCACACCCGGCTGGGACTGGCGGCACGAGCATATCATCGACGGCGTGTACTACTTTCACGGCACGGGGCAAGGGGGAGTTCACCCTGCCTGGAACACAGCCGGCAAGATGCTTATGCCCGTCGTCATGGGACATTGCCATTCGCGCGCCGGCGTGAAGTGGCGCGCCAACCCCATGCAGCGCGTCTTTTCAGTCGATGTCGGATGTGGGATTGACGTTGATGCCTACCAGTTTGCCTACGGTAAGCACATCAAGGAGCGGCCCATCCTCTCTGCTGCCGTCATACTGGACGGCGTACCCTATCACGAGATCATGCCGTGCGGTCGCGGCGAAAAGTATCACAAGTCCCGATTCACACACCAAAGGAAAGCATCGTGCGGACATTCGATAGCGGAGCCACACGCGATTCCGACGACGGGAAGCTCGACTACGACGGCTTTCTGAGCCCGCTCGTGCTCAAGCGCTACGCGGAGTACATGCACGCGCATCGCGTGCAGGCTGACGGCGCGATGCGAGCAAGCGACAACTGGCAGAAAGGAATCCCGCAAGACCAGTATCGCAAATCAGGGTGGCGTCATTGGGTCGATGTATGGACTATCCATCGGGGATGGCGGGCGTTTGATCCAAAGGACGGCCATGAAATCACGCTGACCGAGGCGCTGTGCGGCGTACTGTTCAATGCCTCTGGTCTACTGCACGAGCACTTGAAAAGCAAAGACCCGTGCAGCCATTGTCAGTACCGTGATTCTGGGTGCGATCTCGGCTTATCCCCGGATATTTGCGGTGACTCAATGAAAGGGCTAGCATGAACCGACTACGAGGCAATCGCTGCTACCTAGCTGGTGCGATGGAAAAAGACGCCGACAACGGCGTGGAGTGGCGTCAAGCGCTCCAAGCCGATCTAGCTGACCTGCATATCTGCTGGCTCGATCCAACCAACAAGCCTACTATTATAGGTCACGAGACACCAGAGACCAAGCGGGAGTTGATCCAGGCGCGATCCGCATGTGACTACGACGCGGTACGCAACATTATGAGAACGATTCGCTGTATTGATCTACGCATGACCGACATTAGTGATTTCCTAATCGTGAATCTTGACCCTGATGTACCCACCTTCGGAACGCACGAAGAGATAGCCAATGCCAACCGGCAAAAGAAGCCTATCATCGTGCATCTTATCGGCGGCAAGGAGCGCACGCCGCTGTGGCTTCTCGCCATGCTGCCCCATCAGTTGATCTTCTCGACTTGGGAGGAGGTTTACCGCTACTTGCGGCATATCGCCCACGACCCCGTGATCGACCGCCTCAATCGGTGGTATTTCTTCAACTTCCCGCGTGCGAGTACAACATGACTACTCAGAAATGGCGCGCACTCGTGCGCAATCTTCGTAAGCACTTTCCGCTCGATGCGCCCGTGCGCGTGCATCGCCGACCAGCAAAGCGGAACCACGGTATCACCACTTTTGACGGGCGGACCTTTCGTATCTACGTCAACTCCGATCAAGACAAAACGGGCCAGGTAGACACACTCTTGCATGAATGGGCTCACGCGCTGGCAATCTCACAAGCCTACGCACACGGCCCGCAATGGTCTGTCAACTTTGCGGCAATCTACACTCTCTGGGCCAGTAACTTCAATGCACCACACACTGATTAACGCCGATTGCAAGGACTGGATTCGCACGAGCAACCAGTCCTGGGATACCATTTTTGCTGACCCTCCGGATAACATTGGCAAGAAGTATGCCACAAGCAATGACAGTATTCCAGACGGTCAGTACACCAATATGCTTAATATCTGGCTACGATGCTTTGCACACCACGCAAAGACAGTCTGGCTCTCGTATAACGCCAAGTGGAGCTTCGCAGTCGGAATGATCGTACATGACATGCTGCGCGATCTTGGCTGGCTGCGCGCTCGTAATTGCGTTCAGACCTTCACCTTCGGCCAGCACAATCACCACGACCTGGGGAATAACCACAGACCATTACTGCGATTGCAACACGCGGATGCACCGCTCTTTCCCGATGCCATTCGCGTACCGTCTTGGCGGCAGAAAAATGGCGACAAGCGTGCTGATCCTCGCGGCCGAGTTCCGAGCGATGTATTCGACTTCCCGAAGGTGACGGGCAACTCTAAGCAGCGCCGCTCGTGGCACCCCACCCAACTCAATGAGGGCCTAGTCGAGCGTTGCCTGCGCCTCACGACACCCGAGGGCGGCGCGGTACTAGACCCGTTCGCTGGCACCGGGACCACGCTGCGCGTATGTCACCGGCTCGGCTTCCAGTGTACCCTGATTGAGCGCGAGAGGGAGTATTGCGAGAAAATCGCAGGGGAGCACGGCATGGAGCGTAGGAAGTCCTTTTCCGCGCCAACCTGGACGGCCGCCATGAAATGCCTAGAGTGCGGACTGCCGATGATACCCACCAGTAAGGACTATTACGCTTGCCCCAGGGGGCACGGGCGACTACAGCCGCGATAAGTTACGGCAGCACACTGGCGCAGCGCAGCATTTCGACAATTAGCGCTAGGGCGCCAGCGGCCACGAGAATCAGAATCCCCATAGCCAGGAGTAATACCCTGTCTAGGATGACCCTCCAATCACTTCGCATCAGAGTCGCCTCTTAGTGTCACGAGTGCAGCGGTGCGGGCGCGCCGTGCGCTTCCTGCGATTCTTGCCACCGCTGGTGTCGGCTATCTTGCCGAAGAAATTGACCTTAACCTCCAGGTCAACAGCGTCCGCGATCGCAAAGAGCGTCGAGAGCTTTAGGTCAGCAGGCGGCTTGTGAAGGCTAAGGATTCGCGTTGCCGTTGTCTCAGTAATATCCGCGCGTCGAGCAACGGTTTTCTGATCGAGATTGCAGTGGTTCATGCGAACAAGGATTTCGCGCCTGATCGCTTCACTCAACTGGATAAACGCCTCGGATTTCTGTTTGTGCATGGTGCCCCCCCCATCCTGGGCAATAATCGGTATTCTGGCATCCACAGTACACTCCAGGATACCCACAGCCCCGGTCCCTGTCAAGGAAGATCGTAAAGCCATGATCTCACCGTGTCCGCGAGCACTTTCAGTCGCGGGAGTTCGCGCATGTTTAACTGGCGGTAGACGCGCTTTTGGAGCGATTTACTAGCGTGCCCCATCGTCAAGTCAATCATGGCCTGATCGGGGACGGTGTCAATGACCGTGGCGTAGGTATGCCTCAGCGAGCCTAAGCCTACGCCCGCTGGTAGAGCCACGACCTGCTTAAAATCCTCGGATAACTGCGCGGAGCCGTTCTGCGCAGTCATGGCTCTACCGTCTTTCGTCAATAAGAGGCAGTGTTCTTGTGTATTTCTGCCGTGCCTGTGCCAATCGCTGTAATCCCGAATGGCCGTCACGGTCTCAGGCCACAGGGCAGCCATGCGGCGGCTACCATTCTTCACGCGCCGAAAGTCATGGAATGGAATCGGGCAATCCAGATGAATCCGCGTTCGGGGGATCGTGGCAGAATCGCTTGGATAGAATCCGCAGTTAATGCCTAACAAAATCACCACCGTAAGCCGCGGCGAGGCAGCGTCAAGGGCGGCTTGAATCAGGTCGCGGTCTATAAAACGCGATGGCGCCCTGGCGTCTCTCTCGGCTTCAATCGCATTGATCGACGGCGCGGTGAACCGCGGCCCGAAGTCCACGCCCTTAACTAGACCCATGCGCTGACCCCAATTGAAGACGGTACGAATGGACACAATGACCGCCTTCTGCGAACTCAGTCGGCGTCCCGATTGCTCAATGGCGCGCTGTAGGACCGCAAACTGCTGGGGGCCGAGCCGATTAGCCGGCAGCGACATCAGGGACGCCTTACGGAAGAATCGCGGTAGCACCGCATACTCACCACGGGTACGCGGGGAGAGCTTGCCGGCGGCGATACGATCCTCAACGTCTGCCAAGTGAGCCGCCAGTAGCTCTTTGACCGAGAGGCCGTGGGCGCACCCCGGAGGAGTCATGCCGGCCAGTAGGTGATCCTTTTCGTGAGCCCATAGCGCCACAGCCCCCTCGGGGTCGCCCAGGGGGCCGAAGTACCGGAGCTTCCCGCGTACCCGCTTGGCCCACTGCCCCCGCGGGTGGACAGTCAATGGGAAGTCTGGGCGACTGGCTTTCCACTCGCGCCATTTCTGTACTTTGGCTGGCTGCATGGTGTCTCTCTCGGCAGGGTACGGCACAGATGGATTTCACTACGCTCCTTTCCAGTATACTTCAAGCCCGGCAGTTGTGCAAGTGGTTGTGTCCGTGTCCACACAACTTTTCTCAGAGACGCATAAGTCGTTGCGGTTATGCACGTTACACCTACCACGGCTTGTCTTGCGGTGCTTATCCAGTCTACGTTACTCACCAGGCGCTCCCCGGATACTGAACGGCGTAACCTCTGGCCGTGCAATGACTTACAGAGCTTCCGCCGCCCCACCCGCAAGCGGGGAATGGTGTCGTTTTAGTTGCAATTTCGCGCCATGCGGTTGTGCGCACAACACCTATCGCCAGAAGCCCCAGGAGGCCCATGCAGGCCATCTTACCACGGGCCATAAAGAAAGGCCACCGGAAGTCCGGTGGCCTTATACCAGCAAGCCTCGCACGATTTCGGCCGGTTCCTGGCCTACCCTGCCCTGGCACTCCACAGACCGTCCACATCGCGCCGCAGTGTCATAATCTGCTCTTCATGGACGGCGCATCTAGTAGGGTATCCATTACCCTGCGTGAGGAGAGTTTCAATGCGCTCGATCTGCGCGGCCAACACGGCAAACTTCCCATCCTCCCCCATCTGCTCGGTGAGAACGGCCAGCTTGCCATGAACCTTAAATACCCACGGGCACACCAAACCAGCCGCGCCAAGGACGATACCCAGTGCTGCCCAATCCATGAACTCACCCCTTGCCGAGTGCCTGTTGAACCAGCCTTAGTAATTCGGCTGCATTGTGCAGCTGGAGCACCGCACAGTCTGGCCGGAACAGGAAGAATGTCGGCACGGCCTTGACACCCCAGTTCTTAGCGCGCTCGGGGTACTCGTCCACGTCGAATTGCCAGACCAGAGCGCCAGCCCTCTCGATCTGATCGAGGATGGGCTTGGCGCGTTTACACGGCTCACACCACGCCGCCGTGAAGGCCACGACTTCGACGGCTGGCGTAGGTGGCTCGGGCTGCGGGGGCCGTGCTGGAGCTTGCTTTTCGCAACCTAGGCTTGCCACTAACATGACGATCAGCGACCACACGAGCACTGTGGCTGCGATCGTCATTAGGAACATGGCAATCCAGTCCTTGAACATAGCTTGGCTCCAAGAAGGGGCCCGACCTGGCGACGAGCCCGCCGCAATAATGCCACGAGCACGCCGCATCTGTGGTCGGACCTGGCTCACTGACCGGCCAGTGATTCGCTAGGCGGCCTTGGCCTTCGGCGCGTTCTTGACGACCTCGGGATCATCGGGCTTCACGGCGTCGGCCAGCTTCGCAGCGAGGAAGACACGGCCGGATTCCGTCTTGAGCTTCGCAGTTAGCACGCGCTCGAAAACCTCGTTGAACTCAGCTAGTACGGCTTCCTCGCCGGCCAGGAACAGCCTGACACACTCGGCGATCTGCTGTACCATGCCCGAGTAGTCACCGACCGAATAGGCGATCAGGATTTCGGGGATGCGCTTCAGGCCCATCTTCGACAGGGCGTTCGCCAGTTGCGCAGCGGCGCGCCGGCGGTCCTCTCGCTTCTCGTCGAGCTTATAGTACGCGCGGATCAAACCGAAGCCAGCAAGGGCAGAAAGGACACAAACAAGGGTGACTTCCAAAGGACTCATGTTGCAACTCCTGGGTGAAAGATTCGTGTTTCTTACGTGAGAAAATGACGTGATTCAGGAAAGTGTTAGCGACTAGTCGCCCGAGAGAACTTCGCGGAGGATACGAACGCCTCCCACTGCAATGCCCCCAAGGCCAGAGCCAACGCCCATGAGCACAATAGCCCACGCCGGCAGCCCAGCCGATTCAGGCTCAGGCTCAGGCTCGATTTCCAGTTTAGGCGGCCCACCGTCGTCAATGGGCGCAGGCGGCGGGTCCAATTGGGGCGGTTCATCGTCAATCGGCTGTGGATTGCAGTTACGAAGCTCGTCTTCGATCTTCCTGCGCCACGGCAGTACCGGCCGCTTCGGGCGACGGAAGACACCACCAGTTTCAATGACGTTCTGTGTAGCGTTCGCCATAGCGGTATAGAGCGCGTCAGGCGAATACGGGATGTGATCGCCGGCGGCTTTGTACACGACCACGCCGTTCGCCTGCTGGATTTTCACCGCTGGCAAGACTGGCGTATCCTTGGCGTACCGTTCCTTGAACAGAGTTGTGTCGCTGTGATACGTGCGGTAATGCGTCTGCCTCGCTAGGTCAATCAAGCCAACGTGCGAATCAAACCATCGCTCCAATTCACCGAGCGTGGGGTCGTCCTTGTCACCGTAGAGGCTCACGTACCACTTACTGCCGTCCTGAGGCAAGTTCACAACCCGCTCTTTGACTAGCACACCATCGGCGGCGAGCGTCAAGCACGGGGCCGCAATGGCGAGAATCGCCACTGCGCAAAGAAGGAACCGAACCATACTCTCTCTCCTGTGAAGAGGGTTACGAAACCAACGGCAACGGCGCCGCAGGCGTGTAGATCGGGGTGACTGCCCATCCGTAGCTGGCTTTCCATTCAGCGATCAGGGTTGCTCTGGGAAGCCAAATGTATTTCTCGACGCTGTTGTTATCGAGAAGGCAGGCCCACTTGGAATCCAGGTGAACGAGCGCTACCATGTGCCGCCCGCCCTTAACGGTGATACCGCAGCCACGTCTAGTGCGACAGGCCCATTCGAGAAACGACACATCGCCATTCGTAATCTGCGCGTAGCGGATATTCGCAACATCCAACTGGCGAGCAAAGTGGTCTGGGTACTCGCCCCCGCCATGAGTCCTGCGCCACCAATTCGCTGTATTAGGTCGATTCTGCCAGCGCAATAGCGAAACAAATGTCGCGTGTACGCACGATCCGCTACGCAACCAATTCTCTTGACGCAAGCTTACCGGCAAGTTCACTACTGGCCGCTCTGGGTTCACGACCTGCGATTGCAGAGTGACACGCTTTACCGATTGCCTTTCGCATCCGATGAACGCCACAAGCACCGCAAGGACCAGGCAGAGTCTCTTCATTGCAGCCTCTCCGGTTTGAGAAGTACACCATATCGCCGCAAGCGGCGCGTGAGTCGGTTTGGATTCCATCGGCTAACGTTCCCATTTGCATGAAGGCCAATGAAGGCATAAGCGGCCATGACCCACTCAGAACAGAAAATCTTAGTCATGTCTTGTCGGCGAAAGAGCGACTCAATCCACGATAAGCCAATCCCGGCCGACCGGAACGCGCCCATGTAATCGTAGGGCGTCCCAATGGTGTCCACCAGGAAGTCGCTTAGTCGTTTGTCCTCGTGGTCATAAAGCTCTCGATACAGCGGGTAATGCCAGACGGGCCCAGAGCTTCGCTCTATCGCGCTTTGCAGTGTGTGAGCTTGAGTGCCGCTGACCTGCCGACCGAGGATTTCGCAGGGCTCTTCGCACGAGAACAAGGACTCAAACAGAAGCGGCTTCCGGCATGGACCGCAAGCGATGATACCGACGTGACTCAGACTCCACCCAGGAATCCCGTAAGTCCCCAAGTTAATCAGGGCATTGTGGGCAGCGCTACCACTAAACCCGATAATACTCCCCGGCTGAATGTTACCCATGCCTCGTCTCTGTCGCTAGAATCCCACTACCCTTCCAGTCTACCAGAAGCCCCCTACCAGGAACGCGACCGCAAGTTACCAGCGCGCCGAGAGGCAGTTGCGCTGCTCACCCCCTGCGACAACAGGCGCATGAACGCCAGTTCCCCCGCTACCTGGGGATGTATACCCATGTCACTGAGGTACTGCTGTGCGTGCTGCGTTGTCGGCGAGTCCGGCCGCCCCGATGCAGTGACGGCCTTCTGTGCAACGTGCTTGCGAACCACCTCCGCTATGGCGGCCGGAAGATCATCTGGATTCGCCATAGGGTTCGGATACGAGTCAAGCGGCTCGCGGCCAAGGGCTGCGCGTGCCAGCCCGGCCAGAGCCCGTCCGGCGGCCTCCTGCTCTTCGGCCGGTAAGTTGCGCGCAGCCTTGCGGATGTCGGCCATGAGCGATTCAGCGTAGCTCATACGGCGACGCTTCTCCGGCTCCGCGCTTTCCTTGCCTCGTAATTTAGCCGATTCGTGCGCCTTATCGAGTAATTCCTTGACATGGTAGAAATCATCCACGCTCTTGAAGTATTCCTTGCGAAGCGTGATGCTCTTTAGGCCCGGCGTGTCACTCACGCGCCAATCAGAACCGAACGGCAGTTCTCCTGATGCAATTTTCTCCATTGGCGCATTGATCTTGCCATACAGACCACCCGAGAGCCCGTTCGCTAAATGATCGAGCTTCGCAGGACTTAGGCTCACCTTACCCCCACTTACATTATGCAAAACACGAGAGACCCGTTTGGCGACACTACTTGTGTAGTCATAATACTGATCGGGGCCCTCTAATTTCCGAAGCTGATCGGATACAATCGGTCGCTCACGAAAAGCGTCGTAATTGAACCACGTCTCGAAGAAGGGGGTAGCACCAGCCGGCAAACTCATTGGGTCCGAGACATCCCAAGCCTGGCCGAACCAGCGAGATACAGCCTCGGGGTCTTTGTCGTACATTAGGTCCATTATGCGCTCGACACCAGTTTCAATCAGCCCCCACTCTTGCGACTTAGGCACTCGCCACCGTGGGCGGCCCTGCTCATCCTTAAGCACGAAAAAACCATCCTGCCATTCAGGCCGTTCTTTGTAATCATCATCGTCGTGGCGATACCACCAGTACATCATCGCCAGCGGCACGATGTTCATAGCGGCGCGCATGGTAGACCGGCCGGGGTGGTCCTTGAAGGTACGCACGAACTTATCAAGACCTTCAAGACGTGCATTGAAAAACGGGATGTAGTAATTCAGGTAACGGCCCCATTTACCCATGCGCCGAAAGTCCACAGTCACGTCATGCGCTGCATTGATCGCGCGAATGAGAACTGGCATCGGAGGCATCTCGCCCTCCTGCGCGCGCTGAAGCCATCCCTCGTTATCCAAGATCGCCGCGAACTCAGCAATTCGCGGCCCCATTTCAGAGACGCCCACAATACTCGCGGCCGTCTCAAGTTTCCCCTGTCTGCCAGCAAGAGCGCGACTGACGCCTTTACGCAAGCGAGCCCGATCCAATCCGGCATACGTCGAAAGTTCGCCTCCCATTCGCAAGAAAAGTTCAATCAACGGACTGCCCTTCTTGCCGGCAGCGTGGTTCAATTCAGCAGCCACGTAGGCAATGGCGTATCGAGCAGGATCGAACACACCAGCCAGTCCCTTTTCGCCCTGCATCAAGAAAGTCTGGAGATCGCGGGCCGCATTGGACACAACGAAATCAACATTTGCACGAGTCGCACCGATCTTTAGGAACCCCGTACAAGCGCGCGCAACTTTCGTCACGGGATCAAGGGCCGTTAGGGTATCTAGGCCACCAAGCGCATCAATAAGCTCTGGATGGACCTGGAAAAGCTGGGGTTTGCCATCCACGATTACGCGAACAATTGGCTCGCCGTGAACTTTCATTAGGTCCGGCCGCCAGACCGTCAGCGCGTCAATCGGATCTATGGCGTCCAGTAATTCCCCGGCAGCCTCCGGGCTCATATTGGACGACTCTACGATATACCCTAAGAGTTGTGGCTTGATCTCATCGAACTTAAAGTGCGTAGGCGTAATCTTGGGCGATACCTCGTCAATCCACCCCCCCATTCCGCGCGTGGATTTAGCTACGGCGATCAGCTTATTCATAACAACTTGCTTGGCCGCGCGCTCGTATAACCGTATTGCCCGCGAGAGCGTTGCTTCAACAGGGTCGATGATCTGGAAGCCCGAGCCGCGCCGGCCCTTGATTGCCTTGCCGAGATCAACTAGCCGACGCCCCCCGCCGCCGGGCCGGCGCTTACCTACGGCGCGTTCTAAGGGAATGTAGTATTCATATTCACCGAGAATCTTATCCCCCGTCTTTGCATCAATCGCACCCACGTCAATTAGCACTGCGATCAGCGCGTTGTTGAACTCAGTCAGCATGTTCGCAGCGCGCTCGTATCGCGCGTCTTGCAATCGACGCATCGCGTCCTGCGCGTCCTCCATCGTAATGCCAGGGTTCTTACCCCGATGCCATGACTCGATTGCATGACGAGCATAGGCCCAGGCCAGGAAGTTCGTGTAGTCTTCGCCGGGCTCAATGTCCGCAAGCGCCTCCACCATAGACGGCCCAATCTTCCTCATAGCCCCTTCGGGATTGATGAGGAATACACCATTCTCAATCGCAGTCCGCGCAAAGTGCGGGCCGATCTGGCGCAGCGCATTGAAATCCTCAAATGGTGTTGTGTCACCGCCCGGCTCATACTCCTTGCCTATCGCTTCTTTCGTGAAGCGCGAAATTGGCCGCCCTTCCTCCTTGAGACGCCAATACAAAAACTTAACCCATTCTACGGCTCGCTTATGCAATGGATCACTTTGCGCCGGGTCTATGCCCGTCTCGCTAATCTGCCCCAGCACTCGGCCAACCGATCCCGCTTCCTTCAGCGCGGTAATCGGAGCCTTCGTGGCCTCAACCTTCTGGCGATACTCTGGGTGCGCGTCGAGCCACTTTTCGAAGTGCGCCAGGAACTTCGGAGTCTCTCGGACCAGGTCGATGCCGCCCTTCGCAGTCTCCGTCCCGCCAGTGAGATATGCGCGCATGAACTCGGCAAAACCTTCACTCGGCCGCTGCTTCTTTATGTCGTAGTCCAGCTTGCCGACTTCCCGCTTAACGTCAGCAGGCGCAGATTTCAGAACGTCGGTCGTGTTGTCAAAGTGGTGCCCAACAACCTCGTGGGCGCCCACCGCAACCGACGCCTCTTCGCCGGCAGCTAGGCGACTTGTATGTCGCTTGGGCTTGTAGATGCCACGCACACCTTTGGCGCGCAAACGACCGCGGAAGATCGGCGCTCCCCAAATCTGCTCGATGTTCTTCACAGCCGCCCGGGCACTCACACGCTCGCCAGTGCCCTCCATCTTCACGGGGAAGTCCTGGCGCATTGGCGCCATGCCGCGAGCCTCGGAGGGCTGCTCGATGCCCAGGGCTTGCATTGGATCGCCTTGCGGCTCGGCCACTGTTGGCAGGGCGGCACTTTCACCGAGCCCCTGCACGTCCGGCATTGTCGCCGCTGGCTGCACAGGAGACGTTGCAAGCTCGACCTGTGCGGCGGGCTCGACTGCCGCCGCTTGACCTTCGCGCAAGGGCAACCCTAGCTGCTTCCAGGCGGCCTCCGTCGGCGCCCTGCTTGACGCTACAGCATTCGCAATCTCCACTGCTTGGTAATGGTCCGCAAGCTGCTGCACGGCCTCTCGGCGCTGCTTCCGCGACTCTCCTTCCTCAAGCGGCAGGCCCCAGGCGCGCCATTGCCGGCGCGATGGCACCTTGCCCTGGCTAGCATAGTCCATGATCTCTTTGCGATGCTTGCTTGCCTGGGCCTGCGTGCGGGCCCGGAGAACAGACGGCCCACCCACGACGCCCATCGTAATCAGGGTTTGCGCAGTGGTATCAGCCGCCGTCTGCATGAGATTCTCGGTAGTCATGGCCTCCGGCTCAACACCGGAAGTTGCCGCTACAACATTATGCCCAAGTTCCGTGATGATCTCCTCGGGCACTTCTTGTAGGGTGCTGATACCCAGACGCTTGAGTGCTTGGGTCACGCCCGCGGATACCGCCTGCTTGCCACCCGCCATCGTCTCAACGCCACCGAGGCCGACTCGCTGGAAGAGCGAGGCCACGCCACCTTCAATCACACCTTGCTTAATTGCATACTCCGATAGTTTCCTTCCGCGCAAGCCGGCGTCTTTTCCCTCAGTGATTGCACGGTCAGCTTCCTGCATAGCCGCCACGCCAATTGCACCATAGGGGCCGGCAGCAGCCCCGGCGAGCACCATTGAGGGTATAGTCCGCACTGCCCCGCGCACGCTACGACGTAGAAATGCGGGGCCGGTAGCCTTGACATCGCGCTCGCGCGCAACCTCCTCGTAGGCGTCGGCGAAACGATAGAGCTTATCGGCGTACTCCTCCGCACCGACCATCCGGGCAACGGGCGGGAGAACAGTAGACCCTATCCCAATCAACCACGGCGGAGTGACAGATCGCTCGCGAATGTACTGCTTTGTGATATTCCGCTCGCGCTGCGCTGCCATGCGCTCCTTCTGGAGCTTGGCCGCCTGCTCGTCACGGGACTGCCTAAACTCGCGGGCCGTGCGCAGAACCGCCGGGTCAAGCATCGGTGGCCTGTTAATCGGCCTCGCACGAAAGCGATCAAGTGTCTCGCGCCGCATTACCATGCCGGCGCGCACGTTTTGCGGGACGGTTTTTAGAAAATCCAGAACTTCGGGGTCTAGTTGCATCTAACCCTCGCGTACCGGCAGTGTGGTCGGCCCCAGCGATTGTTCAAGCCACTCTCTCTGGCCTTCCTGGCTCGCTGCCTGGGCTTGCTCCAGAATCTCCAGTGCCTGATCGAAGGCTGGGCGTAGTGCCTCCGGGATATTCTGGTAACTCCCGTACTTCTGCTTGACCGTTCGCACCATAGCCTGCGCGTAGCCGACATGCGGCGGCAACGTCTTGTCTTTAGGCGTCACGTTTAGCCCCTGCCGCTCCGCTTCCTTGTACCAGAGTTGCGGTTGAGGTTCCCCTAGCTCCGGCAGTGGCGGTGACGGGAAGGCGCGCTCCATGATCTGCTCTATCTCATCTGCACTCCGGTACGAAATCGACTTATTACCATCCTTGTCCGTGGTGATAACAGGCTCGCTCGCCAGCTTCGTGCGAAGGGATTGCTTCTGTTCCTCGATCTTAACTCGCGCCCTCGCATCCTCTAACGCAAGCTCATGCTTGCGTTGCGCCTCGACGGCTTCCGGCATCTTGTCAGGCGCAACGAGCATACGTGGGCGGTTGCTACGATCAAAGCCCATTAGCGCACCGGTGTTCTCGTCCACGAAAGCCTGCGCGAATTGCTCCTCAGCCGCAGCCTGAGGGTCACGCGGCATCATGGACGGCTCGATACCTGCTTGCTGTAAATCCAACTGACGCAGGGCCTCGCGCTTTTCCACAGGCGAGAACTCGCGGCTCTGCATGATAGCTTGGCGAGCCTGGTTAAGCTTCGCAAACTCACGCTTTTGCTGGGCTGTATATTGGTACTCAACCTGACTGGCCTGGATGCGAGCCGCTTCGTGCATCTGCTGCAATTCTTGGCCGAAGCGCTGCTCCTGCAACTTCTCGCCAAGCCCAGCACGCAGCGCAGTTTGCTCCATTGCCTGCTGCGCGGCTTGCTGCTGGAGTTGCGCACGAGCTTGGATTGACTGCTGCTGTATCTGCGACTGCGCATTCAGCGCTTGTAGTTGGCGCATTTGGGCAGCGTCATTCTGGACGATGATCTCACCCGCGCGGCGACGTGCCTCCCATTGCCGAAGCGCGCCAAGCCCTGCCCCCGCAAGCGCAGCTCCGGCAGCCGCGGCGCCAGCCGGCACGTCATGTCTGACTTCTATTGCCATGATTCGCCTTCCTAGAATCGGAGCCGCCCAAGGGCCTGAAAGACCGAGCCGGGGTCGTAGCCCTGGCCGAGAGATTGCAAGGTTTGCATCAGCGCACCTTGGTCGGGATAGGCGTCAGTTCTGCGCTCAATAACACCCATCTTTGTCTGTTGCATCTGATCCGCAAGCCGATCTAGCGCAGACTGTTGCTCGCGCTGAATACCCATCTGCATTGTAGGCGCAACAGTTGTGTTCGCCATTCCAGTGCGCGCAAGTTGCTGCATGACATCCGCGGATTGCTGACCGTATGCGCTGCGCACATCCGCGGCACGTTGCTGCGTCGTCTGGTCAGCGATACCGAGAAGCTGCTGGTATCGCTGCTCATTGGCCGCCTTAGCCTGCTCGTAGGCTTGATTGTAAGAACTCACGAGCGACGATAAACCACTCGCTGCTTGTTGCGGTAGCTGCGGTAGCTGCGGATTCAGAAGCTCGTATCGACGTTGATTAGCCAAGCGCATTTGCTCGGCCGCGTTCTGCGCCGTAGCGCTTTGCCATCCTCGAAGTGCCATTTCGTTAGCTCCTATTAGTAATACTCAATACTACCGTCAGCATGAAGCTTCAACCACGAAAAAAGACTCGTTGTCCTTGGGACAACAATAGTGTACTCTTCGCCCAGCACCGAAAGTGCAGCCGTCATTTCGTAATAGGGATTCGTATGGAGATCGCCGAGCGCCTTCAAGCGAATCCTGACATATTGCCCTTCACTGAGATTGTGGCAATGAATCTCACTAGCAACCCCAGTTCTGCATATACTCTCCACGGAATACAAGATCGGATCGCCAACTTCACCATCATCTTCGGGGTGGCAAGTAATGGCGTCATAGTCCGGCCCAGTGAGATTAGACACAACGAGACCGAAATCTACGATACTCTCTGCTGGATTGATTGCGTTCAAGTAACCACCAATCGTGTACTGCCACGGCACGCCCAATATCTCTGGATGGTTATGGGTAATCGTGAGCGTCGCAATAATTCCGACGGTGATATTAGCAGTCTTGACGACACTCTGCCCGTCCACCGTGCTACTCGCTCGCAACACCAGAGTTTCGCCTTGCTGTTCCTCCGTAAGCTCAAGCTCAATAGACGGCTCCGCCCCCCAGTAATCGCCAATGTCGCTGTAATTCGATGCAATACTGGGCACGTACGACCCACCGCCCTCGAATCGAAGTTGAACGGCCGTGCCGTCGATGGTCGCCGTCCAGACTATCGTACTGCCAGTTGGCTCAACTGTCGTGTACGTTCCATGATCCCGAAGCCAAGCAGACACAGCCACGGCGCCGTTGACCGCCACGCCAGACGGCGCTGAAATGGCGAGTGAATAAGCCGGCGTGTACCCAGGCGGCAACGGCCCAGGAAACACCCAATCCTCATCCCAGCCCGGCGGGCCATCCGCGCCCGGCGGGTCCGGTGGTGGAGGAGCGGGTTTTGCAACGTAAGCGCCGCCCATCACTACATCCCCACCGCTCGTAAGTTCAGGCTCGTCATGTAGAAATTATCGGTGTCCGACATATTCCCTGCGTAGACCCTGACATGATCGTACTGCGCCAATTCGACAATACACTGAAGCGCAATGGCATCTTTGTTCGTGCCATCAGTGTAATTCAGAACCTTGGAATTAGTGATTACCGATCCGTTCTTAGCAAGGCCCCACACAAACTGAGAGCCGCCTGTGGCCTGGCGGTATGAGACAGTGGCCGACACCGCGAAGTACCGCGTCGTTGACCCGGTGTATCTCAGAGTGCCGTCATTCGAGCCGCCATTGTCAAAGTCCTGGGCATTGGCTAGCGTTGATGCCGGCCCGGCATGTACCATGTTAGTCGAGCCATCTGACTGAGCGCTGATAGACAGGAATTGGCCAGTAGTATTGAAGTAGTAAACCTCGCCCCTGGATATAGCAGAGACGTACCCAGTGTGCGTGTGCCCGGGATCGGAGCCGCTGGTGACATTGGCGCCGGTGAACGACGTGGCGTGAACTTCGCCCTGCACATCGACGTGCCCTGACCCGACAACCTTTGGGTCAATGACTAAGTTAGTGCCGTCATAGGATAGACTCGCATCCCCACCGGCACCCAGCACCAAAGACTTATTATCATTGACAATGTTCAGGTTATCCGTCAAGATTTCAACGCTCCCGCTACCCGTAATCCTTAGGCGCATGAGATCATTTGTCGCCAGGTACAAAGGCGCATCTTTCCCTGTAGTCATAATGAACGCATCGGTCTGAGGCCCCGACCGAAAAAGCGCCATATTAGCGTTCGGGACGCCATCAAAAAGACCGGGCGTCCCAGAGCTTCGCACTTGGAACTCCAGTCGCGCCAGGTCCGCCTTTGCGTAATACCCTGCGTATGCAAGGTTCGCACCACTGGGATTCTCGACATAAATCGCCGTGGTATATGCCTGGCTGCGCTTGACGTGTATATCCCAGGCCGGCACATCCGTCCTAACCCCGATATTACCCCCAAGAAACACAATATCCCCAGAAGTCACCGTATGAACAGCATCATTGCCGCTCCAATACACGCTATACTCGTTGCCTGGCCCGCAGCGCAATTGCTTATAGTTCGCCGGCAGCGTAATGTGACCGCCTTGGAACATGAAGTCACCACCCCCGACAACCCGCGAGTCGAAGACCATGTGCGATCCGTCGTAATAGATCGCGGCATCATTTCCAGCACCGAAATACAACTTCCGCGAATCGGCGGCAAGTCTCGTCTCCCCTAGATCGCACTGCCCAGTCGTCGTGAAAGTTTTTGTACCCAGGTCAACATTACTCGTTGCGCCTGTGTATGGTACATAAGTCGAACTTGCTGTACCTGGCGTGAGATAGTCAGTATCCGCGGCCGCAGCGGAAATGTTGCCACCACCATCTGCCTTCACCAGGCCATTGATCGCGCCAACAATGGGGTCAGTCTCGGCCGTCAAGTAACCCTCGGTGCTATGATCCCCCCAGCCGTAGGCTGTGTCGTAATGATCGTGGTCGTAGGTTGTCTCGTGATCGGAGACAGCAGTAGCAGCCGTCCCCGCCGGATCAGCACCCACGTCGGCTGCGCTAGGCGTACTGATCTCCCAGGTATCAGCCGCCGTGCGCTTGGCCCAGCCGCCAGTTGCCGCCAGCGCCGCAATCGCCGTTAGGTCTGCGTCGAGCGGTTGCACGTCAGTGATTCCATACCCAGCGAGAGTTGTAGGAGTGCCCGTAAGAACAGACCAGGCGTGCTCATGCAGCAAGTCCGCGTTACTACCATCCGTTAGCGTGTCAAGTTCAGCGCCAGTGGCAGTGGTGTCAGAGTGTGAAGCTATCGTGTGGGCAGTGGGCGCATCGCCGACAAACTGAAAAGCACCGTCAGAACAGGCTACGTCGAAATTGGCCTTCGTGTCACTAATGCCATAGCCGGCAAGCGTAGTAGGAGTGCCGCCAATCTGGCCCCACGTCAAGTCCGTAAGCGCGCTCCCGTCACCATCCGGCGTCAGATAGTCGATCCCTGCCACCGCAGCCGAAATGTTCCCCGCGCCGTCTGCTTTCACGAGGCCAGTAATGGCGCCCACAATCGGGTCAGCCTCAGCGATACTACCCGCTGCGTGCGTGTGACCAGGGTCGGCACCGCTCGTGACATTAACGCCAGAGATAGTGCCAGTGGTCGTCAGATCGTGCGCGCCTAGATCGACATTGCCAGTGGCGCCAGCATACGGAATATAGGCCGTGTGCGTATGCCCAGGATCGGCGCCGCTCGTGACATTAACGCCAGAGATAATGCCGGTTGTTGAAAGGTTCTCGTTACTAAATGAAATTGCGCCTGTGTCGCTTGTGATTGTCGCGCCGTTGATTGTAATGTTGTCCACCGTCAACAACGTCAGCGCAGTCAATGCCGTCGTCCATGTCGGCGGTAATCCGTCCACCTGCGTAACGAGCACCTGACCTGCGCCCACCGCTTCATCCTCCAATGCACTAGAGCGAAACGCCAAGCGCTGAAACGCTTGCCGGATTTCCGTCTCACTATGCGTATTGGGTATTCGTGCAGGCACTACGCTATCCTCCTCACGCCCACGGCCTCAATCGTTGCCACGATCTGTTCGACCGCCCACCAGCGATGATCCGCTCCGGTTAATTTCAACGTGAACGCTTGCCCACGACATGCCGGCCGAACCGTGGCGTTCAGTCCTTCGGCCCAGGAGCCGGTATCCGAGGCACCCGCAGCGTGCGCCCCCTCGAATGTCAAGGCCGGATGCAGCGTCCAGGTAACAGGGCCGCAATCCTCAGCCATGACAGCATCCATCGACACCACACGACCAACATACGCATCTGGCGCCAGCGCGATTGGCCCCAAGACAGCATAGGACGAATAGGCCGTACCGCAATCATTAGCGGCCAGATCAGAGAATCGCCGCAGCATCCCGTCGCGGCACCCAAGAATCACAGCGCTATCTTCTATTGCCACGGCCTGATAAGCGCAAGTGACAGTTGGTTCGTGCGTGGCGGATAGCGACACCGGCCAGAATGTCTTTGTATCCCAGTCTAACCACCAATGGATTCTCGCGTTGCTCGAATCCGGCGTCAGGAAAATATGCACGCCGCGCCCTTGCGTGTCATATTCCAGGGATGCCGTAACGGCGTTCGGATCGAGATTCAAGAACTCTCGCGGCAAAATCTCGCGAGAAATCGAGATCGGGAACGAGCTACCGCCAGCCGGCAGGATATAGAGTCCATCTAGCGACAAGAAGATCAACTCGCCCGATGGCCCCAAGCACCAGGCGTCTTTTCCAATCATTCCGACCGTGCGGCTGACGGCATCTAGCGACCCGCCGTAAGCCGGATCGCCGCGCAATATCCACAGGGAGTTGTGGCAAGCCATGATAAGATAATCATCGCTATGCGGCACCAGAGCCGTCAACGGCTCGCCGGGCACCCCAGCCTCACTGGCGGTCCCGGCAACGGCGCGCTGCGAATCCGTCTGCGCGTAATCAAAATCCGTCTCCGTGCCTTGCCGCGAGGCATACCAAACATGCGGAGCAATGTCCGCACCACCTACGAAGAGCCTATCAAGGTGCCTCGCAATCAGCGGACATCCAGTGGGGACTTGCCCAGCAGTGGCCGTCCAGGGCGAGAGCGTACCTGCCGAAGGGTCGTACACCTTTGGCCCGCGCTCGATGCGGAATGAGCATGTTCCGTCGCCGGGCGCGGCCGTCAAGGTAATGGCCCCGGCAGCAATAGAGTCAATTGCGTAAGTACCAGCTACGGTGTCGCCAGTTACATTCGAGATGACTACTACATCATCGTGAGCGCTGATCCCTAATGCAGTCCAATCGTCATACGTTGCGGAGTCTAACTCCGCCCCAGAGACAACACCATCCGTGCCAGTGGCCTTGGCGGCGCCGTAGTCTGCGATGTAGAGTTGCTGCCCGCTCTGAGCCGCCGAGAGCGCATGGTCACTACTGAGCGACAGGTCCGTAGTGACGGCCTCCATGCGGCCATAGTACGTCTCCCGGTACAAGTTGCCGTCCGCGGATGCAACCAACATTGACCGGGAACCGGAGATTTCGCTGGCCGAATAGTATTGGACCCGAAAGACATTGGCAAGGCACAAGCCACCATCTACGGAGCACTCCAACCCGAATCCTACACGGGTGCCCGTATGCGCATCCACCGTGCCTGACAGGATTGCACTGCCGCCCCAGTACACCGTAACGTCATCACCGCTAACAGTTACGCTAAGCCAGCCTGGCTTAGCCGAACCGAGCGTGTCATCCGCTGTGTCAACTTCTGTCTCGACTGCGCCATCGTATGACAGCAACGATGCGCTATACGCGCCATCCGTGCCCGTCATAGTCAACTCGATCAGCACGCCATCTGTGGTAATATCTGGCGTGGTGTCATCGAGGCGCAGATAGAGCCGGTATGTGCCATGCCAGGCACCATCCCACGGCACCAAGAACATTTCCACGACGTAGTTCTCGGTCGTGTCAATGTTTAGCGCGTCGAGTACCACCGCGGCATCGCTGACACTATCGTCGATGCTAGCTAGTGCTGACGGAAGAATGGACGGTACATCGTCAGACCAAGAAGCCTGAGTCCACGCTTCGGCCATAGAGGAGCCGGAGAAAGTGTCGGACCAAGCTGTGAAGTTATCCCCGAGCGCCAAAGTCATTGGCGCAAGGAGACGTACTTCATCGCCAAGATCATCGCGGTGAGACTCCACCAAGCCGGGCCTAGACCCTCCACGCTCGCGGCCCTCCGCAGTGGACTCGGGGCGCACATTGAGCAAATCCTGGCTTGAGAATGGCCGTTGCTGCCTGTACGCCGCCTGCCGATTCAATCCCGCGAGCGGGAATTGAATGGCTATTTGGCGCTTCTTCGCCACGGCGTCTTCCTATTCGGAGTAAAGCGGCAGGTAATACTGCTTGCCGTCGTACCAAACCTTGATCCGCGCATCCTGGGTAGCAGGCACGGCGGAAGTCTCGACGCACGTACCAGCGCCGCTATCGAACGTCTCGTCGAAATAGAAAAGCTGAGCGTAACCAGATGAACTAGTCTCGAAGCCAATAAAGGCATCGGGCACGCTACCGCCAGTCGTGGCGAAAATGCCGTACTCCTCACCACCCGGAGTGAATGAGCACTGGTTGTCAATCCACGCAGCGGCAATCAGCGAGCCCGCAGCAGCGCTCGCATTGGCGTTACCACCAACCTTATGCCACGTTGCGAACATACCAGCGGTCGGGTCGCCGCCGCGAGTCTTTAGATTCGCGGACTCCGAACCTCCAGAAGTGCCGAGGAGGGAGATAAACTGGCCCGCCTGCATCCGATCGATGCCAGTCGTGTCAGTGGTCTCCATCGTCACGGTGTAGCCAAACGGCTTGGCGTCTTCGGCCGTGGCTCGAATGTAGGCCGCGTATGCGATGTACCAACCATCGCTGGCGCCTTCAGCAGCAATATCCACCAGCGTGCTCCCCTGATGCGTAAGCATCGAAGAGTAGCTACCGCCTTTCAAGACCTTGGTGGGCGTGGCGTTATCAACCTCAACCCCAGAAGCGCCACTGACAGTTAGATTGCCATCCACTGACATGTTACCTGACGTGCTTTCCAGTAGGTTGAAGTCGCACGAAGAGTACGTACCCTCGTTGACGTACAGCACAGCACCGGCGCCGCCGTCGATATGCTGAAAGATGCAGCCGGGCAAATAGCCGGACGTGCCATTCGTGGGCACCGTGTCCCCGTGGGCAAACAGCAAGCCCGGATTCTCCGGGGCAGCAGGCGACATACGCAGCAACGAGGCAATTCTTGACAGCATTTCTTGTCTCCGGTGGAAGTAGAAATCGAAAGTGTGTAGTAGCGCTACTGCTTGCCGTAAGTATCCGGGCCGGGGCGATACTCAACATCCTCGGTTGTCTCGATCCCGATTACCGCTGCGCCAGCCGAGAAGGCGTTAATCACGCCGCGAGCCTTGGCACCCTTGACACGAACAGAATCCTGCGCATTGAAGAGCTTGATTCCCGTGTTATTTGCTGCCGCTTCGCCGAACGCCAGAAAAGCAGCATTGGCGTTCTGGAGTTGCAACGTGACGAAATCACGGTGCTCGTCAGCAGCAAGCACTTGCTCCGACGAGGAATCCCCGGTATGCGTAAAAGCACTAGCAGACATGGTTACTCCTCTATGTCCATCCCCAAGGCCGCGAGCAAAGCCCGGAAACCCGAGGGCGCGGTTTTCTTAACAATCGCTTCACGGCGTTTTCTCGCAACGTCACTATGCGTAGGCTTCTTGGGCGGCGGCGCCGTCTTCTTGGCGTAGGTCGCACGACCAGCCTGTTTCCGCCGCATGTACTCATCGACGCGCCGCCGCTCAGCTAGGCGCTCGGCCTCTGCTTGCTTCGGCATTACAAATAGCCCCCGCCGTAAGTAATCTCATACGTGCCGTCACGGAGTTTCTGCCCCCGGCGCCACGTTGCATCCTCGGTCACGTAGGCATCGCCCATCTGGCCGAAATAGGCACCACCACGTTTCCGATCGCGCATCACGGCATCAATCAGCAGGCGCTCGAACATCTGGCTATGCAATCCAGGCGCATCATCTGGCCGCTGTTCGGCGACGGCCAGGCAACTTTCGATATACAATTCCGCAAGCTGCATCCCGCCGAGGGGATAAGGGTAATCATCCGTCAATTCACCCTGATATGCCTCGTATTGATAGTGCAGCGTGCGGTCAGTGCTCGGGACCGGGAAGAACAGTACCTCGTGGCGCTGCCCCTCGGAGCCATCGGAGCTTTTGTAGCGCACTGAACAAAACTCAGGATCGCCACTTACGTAAGAGTTAGCGCGCAATTCCAAGAGTTGCGCAGTGGAGATTTCCGCTATGGAGTGAAGGTAGATTTCCTTATCATAGTGGAATTGCCCCAGTAGCCGCCCGAAGTCGTCGGGGAGATCATAGTCGTAATCGTCGGCCACGAGCGCAAGGGTCGTCCACGGACGGAGGAACGACCACTCATAGCCAGTCGTCTCCGGCGACACGGCCGGCGGATAGTAGACGCGACGCACCCCACTCTTGACGACTTTGTTGATCTCCGCAAGCTGCGCGGCCGACCAGCTTCCGGACGCACTGCCGTATCCGAGGAAAAAACCGACCTCCTCCCGGAGATCAGCAACCCCAATGGATAGGCTCGACTCGGCCATAGCGCTGAGCTTTCAGGAAAGAGTGTGCCGCCGGTAGGGGAGAGAGCGCGAGGCACCCTACCGGCGGCTAGACCCGGGCCGGGCGTTAATTACGCCTCGGTCGCGCCAGTCAATCCGCGAGTCACCCAAATGCCGCTACACGACTCTAGGGTGATTTCCTCGTCCGCGGAATCGAGAGAAAACGACGCCAATGCGGATGAGCCATCCAACTGGATGCCGGCCGTGTCTGGCGTGACAACCAAATCGTTCGTCCCGATCTCAGTGAGAACATAGAACTTCTTGCGAAGTCCCTCGTACACCGCGTCAGCAAGCGCTGCCGTGCAATGGCCGGTGGTAATGTCAGCGCCGGTGAGGTACGTCACGCCGCCGACCATCGGCGTAATGGCGTCATCGTCCACAACCGTGACGTTCTCGACCAGGCCGCTCGGCAAGCCCTCTTGGAGCTTGGCGAGCACCTTGCCGGCCGTCCCAGAGCGGTCCACGTCTTGCAGCGGAACGGCCGAGCCTTCGCCCTCGAAGCCCGCGTAGCGGAAGTAGCCGGCGTAGGTGCCGCCCGCCTCGCAGGTAATGAGGCCGGCGTCGAAGTCGCAGTTCGCCTTCGCCAGCACGTTACAGATCGAGCCGGGTAGATAAATCTCAATCATCTGCCCAGTGGACACCGCCGAGTAATCGCGCGCAGCCACGCCGGCAAAGTACCGCGCATTGGTCGTGGACGGAAGCTCGACACGAGTGCCACGACGACCATCCGCAACAGAGTCCGTGCCGTAGTCGTAATTGTAGCACACGCCCTGGCCCTCGCTTAGGGCCGTTGCGCCCTCAAACCAGACCCACGCGACACGCACCGGGGCCTGCTTCAAGTGACCGTCAATCGAAAAGTTCATGTCTATCCTCGTTTGTGAAAGTGACCGATTCGTATGTCAGCGCCGCGCTTACGCAGTGGCGATAACGGCCTGCCTCCGAAGATTCGTGCAGACCATCTGTAGCGTGGCGTCAAGATCGACCCGCCGAACCAGGTGCTTGTTGGGCACCATGTACGGCTTGGTCAGGTTGTTCTCCCAGCCAGCCAGGACGCCGATGGCGAGCCACTTCCAATCCAGCATGTAGATCGGATTCTGCGCGTCGTCATCGAGGTAAGGCGCATACAGAACCGGCGTGGACTTGAACAGGGTCTTGCCATCCTTGCTGGCAAGATCATTCCCGAGATTCATGTTCTGCGCTTCAAGAATCTCCTCCATGATCCCAAGGACCGAATCATTGGTGTAGATGCCATTACGCATCTTGCCAAGCTCGGGCTGGGCGTGGGAAACCGGAGAGCGAAACTTGGTCTTGCGATGCGCGCGCCGCATCTTGCGTACCAAATCCTCCTTGGTGATCTCGGCATACTGGGCAGTCCAGTTAGCCCATCGCGGATAGTCGGCGGTCTTCTTGCCGGCGCGACCACTAGCAAAGCCATCGGGATCGCCACCATTGAAACCCTCGGCGGCATTGCGCGTCACCCAGTATTTCAGGCCATAAGGCGTCTTCTCATCCGAGTCATCGTCGGGCTTGTTCCACAAGATGCCCTCAAGAAGCTCGTACAGCGAAACCATCATGCCCACGTACCGGGTCTTCACCAGGTCAACGATTGCAGCGCCACCACGCTGGAACGAAGGCTCGCGCTGATCGTAGATGTAGTGCGCGTTGACGTGGCGCGGCTGAACGGTCATCTGGATCATCGTATCCGTGAGCGCCGAACCGTCCGTCTCGAACATCCCCACGGTACGCGCGGAATGATTGTGGTCGATCTGCGCCTCAAACTCCCACGGATGACCACCGGAAAAAACCTTCTTGCGGTCCTTCCACATCTCGCGCACAGCGACATGATCGGTCAGGTCGGTTTGGAGATCGAGAAATGCGCCCTTCTTGACGAGGTTTTCCTGCGTCAGTAGAACAGCATCGTCAATGTCAGAAAACGGGATTCCTGCCATGTTGCGTATCCTCTTGTTGCGCCCGTCCTGACCGAATGACCGCTACTACTTCCCGAAATACTTGGAATCCAAGGCAGCAGCCGCTTCATCGAACGGGTCTTTGGTACTCTTCTGGTTCTTTCCACTGGCACGACTGACGTGCGTACCGGCACGATCGGCGAGCTTCTTGGACAACTGCCGCTCACGCAACGAAGCAAACTGGTCGTGCAACACAACCTTCGCCGCGGTATCAAAGACCTGCTCGAAAGCAGGCGGCTCTTGGCCCATTGCCTGATAGCCAGCCAACATTACAGCCATTTGCTGCGCGATCTTATCACGATTCGCCAACTGCGAACTTCCAGGAGCCAGGCTGGCATACGACCCAACTCCAAGGACTTCGGAGAAATCATCCCCAAGCGATTCAACTTGCTTGTCGAACTGCGCTTCTACCTCTTTCGCCGCGGCATCCCCGCTGGCCTTCGTGGCAGCCTCCTGTGCGCCACGGAGTTGCTTGATTTCCTCGTGCTGCTTTTGCGCAACCGCCTTTATTGCGTCAAGTATCTTGGCGACTTCGGGATCAACGCTATCAGGATCAAGCGCCGGGAAGGTGGCGAATGGGTCGTCCTCTTTGGATTCCTCTTCCCCGCCGTCCTCTTGGCGCCCGAAGTCCAGCGCCTCATTGATTGCTTGCGTCACGCCACGAAGGGCCGCCTCCGAGGAAAACTGACGAGCCTGCTCAAGCGGGATACCAGCGCGGACAGCCTCAGTCAGCGCGTCATCGCTGATCGTGACCGTCTCGATCTCGCTGGTCTCGCTGGTATCGCTGGTCTCGCTGGTATCGCTGGTCTCGCTGGTATCGCTGGTCTCGCTGGTATCAGTCTCAGAAACTCCACTGGTCTCTTGTGTCTCGGCAGTGTTTTCGGCCCCCTTCGTCTCCTCCGTCTCCTTGGCCCCTTCTGCCCCTTCTGCCCCTTGCGTCTCTTGTGTCTCGGCGGCTACTTCCTCAATGGCCGCGTCCACTTCTTTCTCAAACGACTCACGATCAAAGGACATTAGCTCTCTCCTGTGCGTGTAAACGGACTACTTCTTCTTCGGCGGCTTGCCAGTCTGGTACGACTGGCCGGTGGACTTCTGGCAGATTTTAATTGCGCGAACTTTGCCGTACTTCGGCGTTAGCTTCTTCACGCAATCGCTAACACGAGTTCCAGCCGGCATCAGTCGTACCCCGCTCTATCGTGCAACCCCCGGCAGCGCAACGCTCTCTTGCGCTGCTGAGCATTTTCATAGACAGGATCGCCACCGTCGGTCACGGTGACATTGAGGCCATGTTTACGAAAATGATCCCTTAAATCCTGCGCCTGATCGGGGTGTACTCCCGATGCGTAACACACAATCGGCCAACCACCACCCGCGCGCCGAGGTAGATGCTCGGCCTGAATGTCACGAGTGGCAACGCGGCCATCATCGAGCCGGATACGCCGCGGCGACTCCCCCATTCGGAATGGCCGCTCGACGATTTCCCCATCATCCGTCCGAAAGCAGTACGTGGGCATAGTATCCCTCTAGTTTAGTCCAGGACCCTTCCCAGGAACGCGACCGCAGGTTAAGAGCCGACCTTAGCTCTCAAACTCCCCCGACAGGAGGCGACTCTGCAACTCCCGAGAGGCGCCTTCACGAGTCATGCCAGGCCGCCCTTCGCGCACATAGCGGCGCTCGGTTTGCGCTGGCGCCGATGGTCCCTCACCCTGGCCTTGCGACCCTGCGGGCTCCATGAAGGTGACGATCTGACTAAGTTCAGGAAGATCAGAATACTTGGCGACCAGTTGCATGATTTTCTGAACGTCAATCGAGCCGCCTTCCTGTTGAATCAGAGGCGCGAGCGGTAGCACGTAAGTCTGCATGACCAGCCCGAGCTTTTGCAGCTTCAAGTTCGGCGAGTCATCTTGCATGGAGTAAACGTCGATGTTCAAGTCGTACTCGTCGAAGCGTCCCTGCTTGTGCTCGGGGCCGAACTCAGACGTGATCGACAAGTCAGTGCCAGGAATGGGCTTCTCTAGCATCCGGCGCTTGATTGGATCGCTCCACTCGTAGTACGCAAGAGCCTGGAAGATTTCTTTCACCACGCCAACTGTGGTATCGGCCATATCGCGTAATTGCGCACCAGCCGCTTCGCTCAACAAGCGATCTTGGCCCACTGTCTCGGTTTGTGGCGAAAGCCCGCCGAGGGTGTCCACGTTGCCCGCGAAGTACGATTGCAGGTCACGGGTCTGCAAATAGAAGGCGAGCGTCCTGGCATCCACGCCGCCTGCCTCTAGTGTCTTTGGTTCTTGACCTGTGTACGTAATGCCGTCCCCGTCATGCGCTTTCTTGAAGTTCTCAGCCTCGTCATTGTTACCCCCGGGGAATCCCAGAACTCGCTTGAAGGAATCGGCCTCATTGCCAAGCTTGCGATACAAGGAGTTAGAGAGTTCGTGCAGATCGCGCCATAGCGACACCGGGGGCAAAGGCAAGAGATTGCCTGGAACGTCAGTAAAGCCCAGCTTGTAGTACGGGCCATGCGGTGCATCGCGCTCGGTTACCTTGATTCGCTTCTGGCTCGTGACACCATACGTGACCACGATATTGTCGGCAGGCAGCCAAACATCGCGCAGGTGTATCTTCTTCTTGTACTGCTCGGCAGTCTCGTTGACGGACACCCCCTCGGCTCGCTCTGCGCCGGACGGGCCGACTATCGTGTAGTCGTCAGCCTTTAAGAATGGCCTCGCACTCTTGTCGGGCCACTTCGAGTCCATGACCTCCTCGTAATCGAGCCAGTAGTCATTCCCTTCGTAGTCGATCTCCCTAAACGACTTAGCGCTCATATCGCAGAAATAATCGTCAATCGTCACTAGATCAACGAAGGACTCACCGTACTCGTGCCCCAGTATTTGCCCTACGGTATGAAGGCCGCACTTCACAATCCCAAACGAAAACAGCGCCTCGGTAACGAGCTTGCGGAGGGTCTGCGTGAGGCCAATTTCCGGGGGAACCTGATTGATCGCAAGTTCCAGATTCGCAGCAACGTGCCACAAGTCCTGCCGAGCAGTAGTAATGAGCGCCCGAGGCGCACGCGCCGCAAGCTGCCGCACGTAAATCTGTACAGCTAGCGCGAGAAAGGGAACCGGCACACGCTTTACAGCGCCATTCTCAAAATAGTGATAACCGACAAACTGACGCACGGCCTCGACGCGCTTGCGCCTCGGATACTCAAGCTGCCGCTGCGACCAGTTAATTGCGGTGATAAGTTGCTCGAATTGCGTGTCATTCAAGGGATGCGCCACGTTGCCACTCCTGGTGTATTAGTGTTTACCAACCGTCACGTTCACTGTCTCGCTTCGCCGCATCCCGCGCCTGGTTACGCCATGCCAGCGAGCCGTATGGAACCTCTGGCCTGTCGCGCACCGGGCGCCGCGCCCGCTCCGCAATCCCCAGGCAGGCCAATGCGTCTGCTATCACTCTATCGCCGTGATTGGATCGCGCACCCGAAGGATCGGTCTTGCTTGTCGAGCGACTGTGCGCTACGCTGCCATCCGGCAGGAAAATGTATTCCAAGCACTCCTCCAATGCCTCCCGCGAACGATTCACGGCCACGCCATTTTCGATCTGGGCGCGGTAGGCCCCGACCAGCGCGAGCTTCGATTCACGGGTTGTAGCGTAACCTGGGATGTCTGTTACTTTCTTGGAAATCTTTTCCGTCAGACGACGATAGTAGATATTCGTGTAGCCAAGTTCCGTAACCCTGGAACCGAACTGCCGCCCCGGTCCACCGGATTCCCACAGCATGAACGCACCGCCAAGCCATCGCCCGAGCGCGACAGCCTGCCGGGCGTACTCCTCGGGGCGAATGTATGGATCGACGTATTCCAGAACCTTCTCGTGCGTCGTGTTGTCCCACCCAGCGCTACAGGAGTTCGAGGCGCCGGTGCCGGCGGATACATCGTTGCCCAGGGAATACTTATGCCCAAGCGGCGGCTTGCCGTCCTTGTCCAAGAAGAACCAGAGCCGCAGCTTACCATTCGGATTCTCGCGGAAGGTCGTCGGCTCGCCTGTCTTTGAGTCGTAATCGAGATCGCCCACGAGCACAGGTGGACGGGCGTACTTGCGAATGGCCTCCTGAACAGCATCAGGCTTGAAATATTGGTAGCCTGACCCCAGGTAATCAATATCAAGTTCTTGCGCTATCTCCTGTAATCCGGCTGCGCGCTCGCATTGCAGGTCGTACCAAGGAGACCGGAGCTTGCCGTCTAAGATAGGCTCGTAACCATCTGGGTAGCCGTACTTATCGAGCACCTTGAGAGTGCCGTCTTCACCTGTAGTATAAAGACCACTGGCCTTAATCGGATGGTCCGACCAGTGAAGGCGGAGCTTCTTGATCCGGGTTTGCCGTATATCGTAGAAAGCGTTGTTCGTCCCGCGCGGCGTGGAGTTGAACAACCGGCAATCAGTTACGTCACGAGTGGCCGAGAGGATGCAGTGGCCGATCTCGACAGCCGCAAACTCGTCGAGCAAGATCGCGGTACGACGGTCGCCGCGAGCGAAGTTTTCCGTCGTGCTCTCGCCGTCGATCAGAGAACCCGTCTCGGGATTCTCGACGTGCATCCGCAGGCGGTGCTTGGACGGCTGCCACCCGACGGGCCTTAACCACGTCGGCAGATTATTGAAGAGGAAATCGAACTTCCAGAATAGCGCCTTAGAGTTCCCTGGCTTGTCAACGTAGTCCTCTACACGAGAACCCCAAAGGAATGACATGCCTCGCTTGAATTGCCAGGCCCATGTCATTGCCGAGATATTCAGCCAGGATGCGCCAGTGTCGCGGCTCTTCTCTATGTATAAATCGTGGTCCCCGATAGCGGATATGATTTCAAGGAGCGCCTCTTCCTGAAACGGGTAGAGGATGAACGGTAATTTCGAGAATGGCTTTCGCCGCGGGTCGTAGGTGTAGCCAAAGCCGTTCAAGAAGAAGAGTGGGTCTTGCGCGCAAGCGTCCACCATGACTTGAGCGTAATCCGGGTCTTCGGCCACGCGCTCATGGACCTTGCGACGCCACGCCAGATTGGCTCGCAGGTCTTTGGGGATACGCTCATTGAATCGCGCAGAGACCTTCACGCGGCCTGACCTCTCACCACGCATGGCAACTCGGGCTCGGTAGCAGCGTCGGTAGGCGGCACCAACCTTGGTTTTGGTTCGGGCGCAGGTTCCGGTTCAGGTTCAGGAGCCGGGTCGCCCCATCGCTGGTCGGCATCGCGGTACTGCCACGCATCCGGGCGGCGCATCACGTCACCGGGCCACGCAAAACGATCCCGTGGTATAGATACCTCAGGATCGAAGGCCCAGAGGCAATCGTGAGTCTTGCACCATTCGTAGATATACCGCGTCGGCTCGATGCAATGGATACCGGGCCGCGAGCCGAGAATCACCAGACCCACGATCCCGCCGTCCTCAAGATCGACCACAGGGCCGCCGGAGCATCCAGGGTATGCCGTCAAGTCAACCTGATCGAGCTTTCGCGGTTTCGTTAGAGGGCGACCTTCGCACAGTCGGTCGATGTACGAGAAGCGGCCGTAGGACACGAGGCGCTCATTCCATCCAATGTTCAGCGGGGTTCCGCAATGTACAATGCGCTGACCTGGCTTTACATGCTTGAACGCACGATAAAAGTGCGCCGTTCCCTCCATGTTCCCTGCGATGATTTCCAAGACGGCGCAATCCGTGTCCACTTCATAATCGCCACAGCGAAGAACCCTGGCCCGTGCGTGCTTCCCGCCTTGCAAGACATCGACTTCACGGAACGAGCCATCGGGGCGCATCCACATGTCAGCGACATGAGCGGCCGTCCAGATGAACGTGGTTCGCTTACCGTCGTCTTCTCGTGTCCAAAGAACACCGGACCCGTGGCCGCTGCCGTCAGTAAGAACTACGGTGTTTTGTTGTAACTCCCACGGATCAATCTCAGCACCAGAAGCAATACCACCAAACAGAATCGCAATGACGAGCGTAATACCAATCAGTACCCGGAGCGACCAAAAGACCGCGCAGGAATCTTCGCGCGCATCCTTGCGGTACACGTTGAGCCTTCGTTCCAGCCGTAGGATTCGTTGCTTGACTTTCATTCCAATTTTCCTCGGGTGTTGAATCAGAAATGAACCAGACCGTTGAGCACGGCCCACAGGATTGCCAGGAAGAACACAACAAACACGAAGCCCTCGAATACTTCAAGTATCGCGCTGATCTTTCGCAGGAGCCACTTCACCATGCGCATACCTCTCTAGGCATTTCTTGCTACAGAAAAACCGCCACTCGCTGTTGATCTTTCGCGCCGGGTTGTCATCGATCATTGAAGCAATCGCAGATATGTAAGTGCGTTCGTGCGACACTACGAGCTTCTTGCCGCAATAGTCGCATACGGAAACGAGCCTGGGTTTCTTGCCTGTCTCCTTACGGCTCTTTGGTCTCTTGTTCCAGAAGTTCGTCCGCCTGATTGCCATAGCCAGTCTCCTTGTCGATCTCATCTAAATAGGCGTCGATTTCGGAAATGGAGCGCGCGCTTTTCTTGCGCATGCTCCGCCGGTCTGCCTCTTCTGGATCGCCCTTTGCTTCGATCTGGCTGATGCGCCCCATGAAATCCCGCGGCTCCTCGATGGCCTGGCGGTAGAGATACCACGCCGCGTCACATGGGCAGGTCTTAGGGGACTTGCCGGTACGCAGATAGGCACCGGCTGCCTGGATCGCCCAGCGTAACGAGTCCTTGTAGCTTTGCTCGATCCCTTCGCAGAACACGCCCTGTTGGAGTGTTGGCTTATCGCCGTAATGCTTGATCTCTGGATGGCTCTCGGGATTAGGGTCGAAGTCACGCACGTCGTATTCCTTAAAAAGCCGGGTCAGGCACGGAAACTCCTTGGAGGCGCGCACGATAGCCTGGGATTTCGAGCACTCCGACTGCTCCTGGAGTTCCCGGACACGCGCCTCCCACTTATCGTAGGTCGGCTTTTCCCTGGAGTGATCCTGGCGCCACAGGATGGAGCGCGCCCGCTTTGCGAACGCATTGATACCGCTGCCGGTTTGTTTTATTGGCTTCGCACGCTTTACTCCGAAACTCCGCGCATACTTGCCGGCATACTTCGCAGTAATCCCATAATCGGCAGCGATCTCCTCCAGCGAATCGCCTGCGTGATACCGCTGGAGTAGTTCATCCCGCTGTTCATTTGTTAGTTTCCTTTCGCTCAAAACGCCTCCTCGTCACCGGGCTTCGGCGGAGCCCATCGTCGATAGGGCTCCTCGGAGGGGATGGGCGCCGGAGGCTCAGGGGGCACTAGGGGCAGAGGCTCGGCAGACAGTGATTCGACGGGCACGGGCGTTTGCCGGGCCACCGGCTGCTCGTGCGGCGACCCTGGCGCCTTGGCGCCAAGCTTCTTCTCCAGCGCCAGGGCAAACGGCGAGAGAGCCCCACGGCCACTATGCGTTGCCTGCCTCGCTAGTCCAGCCTTGACTAGCTGATCCCAAGTGACTACTTTTCTCTTGACGCGCCGATGCGCTGCTTGATAGCACGTCGGACACAACCCCCTACCTACTGCCTCGCCCTGGCATCCTTCGATCATACATATCATGGAAGCTGCAATCTCCTGTTCTTATGTGGCTAAGGATAGCTGAACATTCATCGTTTCAGACTCTATTATGATTGGCGAGTCTGTAGGGAACGCGACACCAGTGCAATTACACAAAGGGACAGTGACCCACAGCGCCGATGGGGCTCCTTACGTGCGTTGCCTTTGGTTGCCGGCCAAAGACTCGTGGTGGATGTCACGGAGGCAGATTAGTGTGAATATACCCCCCCCACCCTGCGCACAGGGGGCATAACGATGTCGCAGGTGGGGCTGTCAAAATCTCTCTCTGAGACTTTGACAGATCGTGACGGTTAGGCTGGTGTCAAGGCGGTGTCAAATGGCATTTTTATCGTCCTAAGTCCATGAACGGCAAGGACTTTCAATGTATCACTTTACGGTTTGACGCGCGGTGTCATGTCAGCGCTTTAGAAGAAAGAAAACGGAAGGGTGGAAGTTCCCCTATTTACGATCTAAGAAATAGGGGGACTTGACACCTTGACGGACGGAGTAAAGGGAGGGATAGAGAGAGATAGAGAGAGATATATAGAGAGAGTAATTAACTTCTTATTTCCCTTATATTTAGAGCAACGGGGGGTATAAGGCCCCCTGATCTCGTTTTGCAGAATCCGGTGTCCATCGGACACTTAGTGACAGTTGACGCCCCTGCGATGGGGGGCCGATCTAGTGGATCGCCCTTTGCTCGACAATCTGATTTCGTCGTGCGCCATCTGGGCCATCCTCCTGATTGCGCTCGGCCTGGCTGCTGTGGCCCGCTGACTGGTCGGCTAGCCAGTGGCCGGCCCTCTCAGAGGCCCCTAACTTTGCGCCCTGTGGCCTCCTGTGGGGCCCCTGGTGTGATTGGGCCCCTGGGCGCTAAAGGCCGTGTGCGAGGCCTCTGAGGTCCCTGAGGGGTATGTAACTGGGAAAGCCGATACTCGCTCTTGGTCGGTGGGCACGCTGCTCTTTGCACAGTGGGCACGCTGCTCTTTGCACAGTGGGTATGTGGAGAGGGTAGGGGTAAGTATTACCGGGCCGAGCAAGCAACCCGGGGGGATGGTAACGATTTTGACGGCTGGGGCCCCCCGAACGGACTATCCGGGCTTGTCCCTGATGTACCCCATCTTATTTAGCATAAGCATACCGATGCCCACGTAAGTCCTTATTGCGCTTACGCTTGCTGACCACAGCCCCCCTCCTTGTACAACCGTGGGGTTGTACAAGGGGGGGGGCTGTGGTCAGCAAGAGACAGTCGCGCAGCCATGCTGATGCCGACCTGAACTAGCTCCCACGCCCCATCCACACCTCATCTGCGCCCCTGCCGTCAACCTAACCATACCCTGTG